CCTAAGGTCGCAGGACTCCTAGGGTATTGTATTAAGCACGGTCATTGGTCTGTATTTGAACAGGCACATATGACAGTAGAGATTAACACTACACGTGGTCTTGCTGCTCAGATACTGAGACACAGATCATTCACATACCAAGAGTTCTCTCAACGGTATGCTGATAGTAGTCTGCTTGCTGATGAGATTCCCTTGCCTGAATTACGTAGACAAGACACAAAGAACCGTCAGAATTCTACTGATGATATGGATGACAGAAAGGTGAACCATTACAATAAAAAGATGCAACAACATTTCAAGCAAGGGATGCAGTTGTATCAGAATATGTTGAAGGATGGTGTCGCTAAGGAATGTGCACGGTTTGTACTACCTCTAGCTACCCCTACCCGACTCTTTATGACAGGTAGTGTTCGCTCTTGGATACACTACATAGAATTAAGAAGTGGTCACGGTACACAGAAAGAGCATATGGATATAGCCAATGCTTGTAAGGATGTATTTCGTACACAGTTTCCTATAGTATCGGAGGCATTAGGATGGACTGGTTGAATGATATTAAAGTATGGGATGACGTTGTAGAAGAAAAAGCATTGGCATCTATCTTTAGATATCTTTCACAAGGTTTCTATTCATTACAGCGAGCTAATGATTCTGCTGCTTGTGATAAGGCGAGACATTTTCTAGCACAAGAAAGAAGTGAAGATGAGATAAAAAATTATCAACTTGAACACATTCAGGATATGATGAAGCACGATCCAATGGATCCAATGCGATCATCAGATTTATATTGGACACGTGTTCATAAAGGTGATCCTAGTTGCGATAAAGAAGACGAAGACTTATGTACAGTATTGTATGAGGCACTCACAAAGGTCTGTAAGGTGCCACCATACGAATCCTTACCAAATGTATACACAAATCTTCTACGCTCTGGAGACCGTCCTAAAGCACACGTAGACAATGTGAGTCCTAAGAATCGTACGGTAATGTTCTATCTTAATGATGAATGGAATCGTGACTGGGGTGGAGAGACTATCTTCTATGATCTTAATGATGAGATTACTAAGGCAGTCTTACCTAAACCAGGTCGAGTAGTATCATTCGATGGAAGGATACCACACTCTGCTAGACCACCTCTTACAGCAGCACACAGACCTAGATATATTACAGTAATGAAATTCTGATGCCCCTTTACGAATTTGCTAATAAAGATAATGAATCTGTTGGGGAATTGTTCTTGTCGTTAGATCAACGAGAAGATTTCCTAAGACAGAATCCTAATCTACACGTGGTACCAGGTAAGTTAAGGTACGCAGCACATAAATCTGCTGAATCTTTCCCTAGCTATCCTGATATGGATAATGAAACCAAACCAGTAGAGGAGAGAGGTTCTAATTTTCAACCACCAGCACCAGCATCTTGGAATGATAGTGATGAAGACAGTGGTAAGACAGGGACTAAGATTGTTGATAAACGTGCAGTGAAACGAAGTCATTTTGATGAAGATATTAAAAAGTATGGTAAGATAATGGGAACTCCTAGGATGCTAGGAGATAGTTCAACTGATTTCCACGTCGATAAAGTTGACTCTGATAAACCTATCACTCCACGTGAAGAATTTGAGGACAATCAAAGGAAGAAAGAGGAGGATAAACAGGGTGAGATTGAACGTAATGCTGGAATGAAAGGTTGGGAGTCAGGAAACGCCATTGAACTAAGTGACAGTCAAGAACTTATGCCTTGGGAGAAGGGATTCACCCAAGCAAATAAGAAAGTTTATGACTCAGCAACTGACAACACAGATCAAAACCGTATCAAAGAGGACAAACATCGTGAACGTGTTAAACTTGGACTTGAGGAGGACTAAATAAATTATGCCTACTTATCCTGTAAAAAACAACAAGACTGGAGAGGAAAAAGAACTCTCTATGACAATGGCTGCCTACGATACTTGGCGAAAAGAGAACCCTGACTGGGATAAAGACTGGTCTAAAGGTTGTGCTTCTGCTGGTGAGGTAGGCGATTGGAGAAACAAAACCGATGGTGGATGGAATGAAGTCTTACATAAAGTAAGTAAACAACCTGGTGCCAACGTTAAACCCTACAAATACTACTAAATGCCACGTAAGAAGTCCGTATCTACGTTGACCACTAAGCAGATGAAACGTACTAAACCTATTAATTCAGAACTATTAAAACCAATAGAACCTCTGACTCCTGCACAAGAATCGTTATGGGAACAGTATGCAATTGGTAAGAACTTGGTAGCTTATGGATGTGCAGGTACAGGTAAGACATTCTGCCTTTTATATCAAGCTTTGAAGGAGGTCTTGACAGAAAGCACACCTTATGAGAAAATATACATTGTAAGGTCACTAGTTCCCACTAGGGAGATAGGATTCTTACCTGGCACCCACGAGGACAAATCATTTTTGTATCAGATTCCTTACAGGAATATGGTCAAGCATATGTTCTCGATGTATACGGACAAAGAATTTGACTCGCTTTACGATGACCTCCAAAGGCAGGAAACAATTAGCTTTTGGTCTACTTCTTTTCTACGGGGTACGACTCTTGATAATGCTATTATAATCGTGGATGAGTTTGAAAACTTGAATTTTCACGAGTTAGATAGTATAATGACAAGAGTTGGCGAGAACAGCAAGATCTTCTTTGCTGGTGACGCTAGCCAGTCCGACCTACTTAAGGTCACAGAACGCACTGGCATTCTAGATTTTATGCAGATCCTTAATGGTATGCCTGAATTCAGCAAGGTTGAATTCGGTCTTGAGGATATCGTGAGGTCTGGTCTGGTTAGATCGTATCTGGTCTCCAAGATCAACCAAGGTTATGATGAAAACATTTGATCATTCTGAACTAATTGAATCGGTAAACTTGAAGAGACAAATGGTGGAAGGCAAACGCCTTTACGCTGTGGAGGATGAACACTATCCTTCAGTCACTACAGTACTATCTAATCAAAAGAAAAAGAAAGCCATCATTAACAAGTGGCGTAAGAAAGTTGGTAAGGAGGAAGCAGATCGTGTCACTAAGCGATCTTGTACCAGAGGTACCAACTTTCACGCTATCTGTGAAGATTACATTATGAATAGGTTAGACCTAGAGAATCATAAAGATTCTCCTCTACCTGTACAGATGTTTCGCACTTCACAGTCTGTTATAGATAGAATAGATAGACCTAGACTAGTCGAGTCTATGTTATGGTCTCATACTTTAAAGATCGCAGGTCAGGTTGACATTATTGCTGAACTTGATGGAGTACTATCCGTCATTGATTTCAAGACATCAAAGTCACCTAAGAGACAGAACATTCTGGATGGATACTTCACTCAGATGTGTGCCTATGGCTATATGTTCTATGAAATATATGGTATCGAGGTAGAACAGTTCGCTGTTCTTGTTGCTTGTGAAGATGGTGAGTGTCAGTTAGTTAAGACTACTGACAAAAGAACTCATTATCATAATCTTAAAGCGGCCATCGAAGAATATGGAATGAATTATGCCACAGCCACCTGATGAAATTGAATCTAAATTTATGACTGCTACAAAATTTGCTGGCGAAATTGAAAAACTAGTTGCTGATAATAACGATATGAATTATATCGATGCTATCATTCACTTCTGTGAAACAAATGGTATTGAGTTGGATGCTATTAACAAACTAGTTTCTAAACCACTCAAAGAGAAACTTAAGTTCGACGCACAACGTCTAAACTTTATGAAAAGAACTTCCCGTGCTAAACTAACCTTCTGATATGAGCTTTCAAGATTCTGAGTTTGTTCAACAAGAAATTAAATACATTAATGGATTGCAAGATCGTCTAGCACAAATGACGATGGCATTTCCAGAACTTGATGCTGAGGAGAAGGAAGAGTACATTAATATAGTAGAGACACTACTAAAGAAACAAAGAGTCTTGTGGGCACGTGTAGAATTGTGTAAGAAGGATGACCCTGTTGCAAAACAGATGGCTACTGATGTTCGTAAGGTTATGAGTGCTGTTGGTATCCCTGACAACGTGAGTGTATCTGAGGTCTTTAATAATATTGATACAATGATCGTAGCACTGAAGAAGACGGTAGCGGAGATGTGATGAGGGTTTGTACAGTATGTGGTGCAACGTGGATAGATGGACAACACTATTGGAAGACTGGTAAACTCGGTGACCCACACGACCTAGCAGGTTTGGTATGCAATACCCACTTCGATAAGGATTGCATCAACCCCTGTATTGGTAGCACTTCAGGACAAACTTGGGAGATCCGAAAGCAATTACTTGACAACTCTGGAGAAGAGTATTATAATTAGTCTGTCGTTACCTGATAATTTAATTCTACGATGACAATCGCACAATCCTTAGGGATTCCCCAGTCACAGGAAGATTTCCTATGTGACTATTGGAAGACTGAGTACTGTGACCCTGACAACTGGACATATCTTTCGTCCACTTACTTCACACCTGGTGTGCATTTGGTAGGTGATCCTAAGATGAGACTGTGGGAGGAATCTCCTAATAGTTGGAAAAATCCAGGTCGTTATAAGTTCAGTGCCTCACGTGTTCTAGATCTCGTAAGAGAAATTGAAACCAAAGGAGTTGATCCTAAGATCGGTTCTTTTGTATACTATGACGTTGATACAGGTGAAACTGTCAACGGTGAACATAGACGTGGTGCTTCTGACCCTCACCACCTAGCCATACCAGGTTGGATGATGCAAGGGGTACGGTTTGACAACGAGGCAGCAAAGATTAAATTTGCTACCAAGTCTAACAATCGTGTTGAAGTATTTCACACTAACACCTCTCCCGATGACGTTCAGTCAGCAGCGAGACAAATAGTCAACCTTGAAAGGATCTATACCTTCGATGGTATTAAAGATCTTGTTAAGGAGTTGGGTGCTCACCTAACAGACTACTATCACAATCTCATTGCTAGTAAAATATATGCTGAGTACACCTATACGAATGGTGTTACTGATGGTGTAAGATACAGAACTTACAATCAGCATACGGTTAACATCTATATCCCTTCTGTTCCTGAAGAGGAGTGGTTTGATTCATTCTACAACAATGATGATGAGTTATGCCTTTATATTCAAGTGCAACACTTTGAACCACGTATAGGATCTATCCTATCCTTGGCAGAGCGTGCACAAGAAGAGGACAAACCAGTACACTTCCTGATTAGTTTGCCGATACCTCAGGGTAAAGCATCACTAGAGAGTAAGAGACTTTCTTTCTTCTCTACGCACTTGCAGAACCTTGAGACTAGACTGATAAACATATCAAGTCTAGGCAGTAAGCATCGTGCTTTCTTCCCTTGGAATCACCCTGATGCAAAGCATAGGTTCCTTCCACAGGACACGGAAAATGAGAACGTAAGTAAATTGATTTACGTTCCAAACAGGCAGTTCAACTAGCCTAAATACTAGGGAGGACTTGTCCTCCCTTTTAAATCTAATCCAATTAATCTAACTAAATCTAATGTCATTTTCGACACTTAAGAAGCGTTCTGGTTCATCACTAGAGAGTCTAGTAAAAGAAGCAGAGAAGTTAAACAAGCAAGGTCCAGGTGCAGACGAGAGATTCTGGAAACCAGAACTCGATAAGTCTGGTAACGGTTACGCAGTAATTCGTTTCCTACCAGCACCAGATGGTGAAGACCTACCGTGGGCAAAGGTATACTCCCACGCATTTCAAGGTCCAGGAGGATGGTACATCGAAAACTCCTTGACCACAGTGAACAAGAAAGATCCAGTAGGTGAAGTCAATCGCAAGTTGTGGAACTCTGGTATCGATTCCGACAAGGACATAGCACGTAAGCAGAAGCGTAAGCTATCTTACTACACTAACATCCAAGTCGTTCGTGATCCTGCACACCCTGAGAATGAGGGTAAGGTATTCTTATACAAATTCGGTAAGAAGATCTATGATAAGATCACTGCTGCAATGCAGCCTGAGTTTGAGGATGAGACACCAATCAATCCTTTTGATCTATGGGAAGGTGCTAACTTCAAGTTAAAAATTTGTAAGGTAGCAGGTTTCTGGAACTATGACAAGTCTGAGTTTGATAGTGTTAGTGCTCTTGATACAGATGATGCTAAACTTGAATCTATCTGGAAGGAAGAAAATTCATTAACTTCCTTCACTAATGAAGACCAGTTCAAAACTTATGAAGAGTTGCAGACTAGGTTGAGTGAAGTACTTGGTACTAACAAACGTGCTGCTGTAGCTACAGTAGACGACGAAGAGTATGAACCTGTTGCAGCAGTTGCAGCAGCGACTCCTACTCCAGCAACTAAATCAGACAGTAGTGATGATCAACTGTCATACTTTGCTAGACTGGCAGAGGAAGAGTAATTTAGTTTGTATATTACACGATACCCCGAAAAAAATTCGGGGTATTTTTTTGCCTATAAGGTTTTTATATTGCTGATCTTTTGAGTGTTCGACTAATAGTATCGGTAGACTTTTTGTATGGAAGTTGCTCCTTCATTTCTTCTATAAACTGACGCAGATATCTCGTACGTAAGATGTATATACTTCTCTTCTTATCATTTGCTCTTGTCTCCCACTCGTGGTGAGTAATAGCATCTACTATTGATGCACCTTGAAGTGTGACTAGTGATCCAGTTGGATCTCTGTATCTAAAACTATCTCTAATTAATTTTTCCCAACCTGATGTACGTGTCGTCAGTCTTGTTAGTTTATATCTAAACTTATTACCATCCTTATCCATCCACGTTGGTTCTGTAAATGTAGAAGCATTGAAGTTGGTAACTGTACCTTGAGCACTAGTATCAAACCCAGTCAATAACATATCATTTGTCACTGGATTGTTGCCATCCCAAGCAGTTAATTTGATACCCATAGTGGTACCGTTGTAGCTAGTTACTTCTCCTGCTGCTCCATTGGTAAACGTTACTGCTTCCCCTACTACAAAAGTGGTACTACTTTCGACTACTGGTATGCTAAAAGTTGCGTGTGTATCTGGCGTATCTGTAGTACCACTTTGGCCTGCCATATAAAGATACCTAATAGACCCGTACGATCCCTGATTATTAACAGTAACAGAGTCGATACTAAGACCACGTACTACAGTAGCTACTGCACCACCGCCAGTGCTATCGTTTACATTGTTGGCAAAGTTAATACCACTAGCACCATATACTTTTGATGTATCAACGAAGTTAATACTCGTGAAACCAAAGTGATCGTAAGGAGGACCACTATTTCCTGGTTGATACAACTGGAAGAATACATTAGGAACCTTAAGGTTCTCAGGTATCTCAAAGTCGTATGGTTCTAGGTTACCTGAACCTGTACCGTTAGGAACAGCTTCGATAACAATACCTAGAGTAATCCAAGCACTATGATCTGGATCTGTATCAGTTGTGATTTGATATCTTAAACGAAGTTCTTCTACACCTGCAATGTCTGGTGTTTCACCACCATTACTACCATTACCACGGATAGCATACACCCGAACAGTATTGTAGTTAGTCATATCAACTTTGTTAATGACGACACTTCTTTCACCCCAACTATCTCCTAGTCTTAGGTGTGTGCTGCCCACATTAAAACCACCATACGAACCAACACCAGTACCATTCGGTGCAATAGTTGCACCATCACCGAACTCGTGGATGTTAGATGCGTCCGTTGTGTCGTAAGATGTACCATCAAGACGTATGTCTATGACTTGACCATAAGTCATTGAGTTTGTATCTTTATCAATGATAGCTGTAGCAGATTCACCTACCATACCACCAGTTAGTGTAACGTCAGGTGGATATGTGTATGCTTCTCCACCACTTTGAATATCAAATCTCTTAAGGTATCCTGTTGCACTCATCACTGGTGTAACAGTTGCACTCACCGTTGGGAAGTCACCGTTACTTGTTTGCGGACCTTCTACTAATAGGTTGGGAGGGAATTCATATCCACTACCACCATTTAATACAGTAACTTCTTCTACTACTAACTTCCTTAGTATCTCTACTTCAATAGCACTCTCAGGTTTGGGTGCGTCACCATCCATAGGATCATTATACTCTGTCCAGTATGGTGCTTTATAAAAATCCTCACCAACTAACTGACCAGCAGGTAACACTACATCACCAGCAGTATTTTTTACTTCATTAGTTTCATAGTGTTTGATATCAAATGGTTTATCGTATTTCTTATTGATGTAATCCTGTAGTACAGGAGTAGGCATTGGCCAGTCAAAGTATGGATTGATTATATTATTTGCTAGTAAGATAACCCAGTCGTAAGAAGAACTCCCGTAAATTTTTTGGGAGATTAGATCTGGACGGTCAGCATCTGTTATAGTATATTGTTTGTAGTATACTAGACTATCTAATGCTGCATCAGCTATTTTAAATCTTCTGAATATATTCTTTGCTGTAACGTACTGTTGCTCAGACCACGGGAACTTGATTGGTCTAATAGCTAAAGATATATTAGGTAGGGTCTCGAAATATGCCATTAGTAATACTGTTCGGTGTAGTTAAATGAATCACCATAGTCTTCACTGATGATTGCTTTGAGTTCTTGGAAGTTCATTTGTAAACCCACAGCAGTAGGTGCTCCGTCCTCTAGTGTTGAATAGGAACCAGCAGCAGTGTAGTTAACATTTATATTTGTGAGAGCACACGCTTTAATCTTATTTAACCAGTGGTTGTCTTGACTACCAGTTTTATATTGTATCTTAAAGACGTGTGGTACTGTTGTAAACCATCCACCTTGAGCTAACTCTGGTGCGGATGCTTTCTTGAACTGCCAGATCATTTCTTTAATGATCCTTGATTCTCTTTCATTTCTAGGTACTAGTGTCCATCTGAATTGGAAGGTTCTTAGTCCTACTTTACTAAAGAATACTTCTAAGTTAGGGTTAACTACCTGACCTATCAAACCACCAGTGATATTATTAGCATCCATATTCAGTATCTTACCTGCAACATTAGCACCAACACCCCTTACTAGTGCTGGAATTATAGCTGGGTCACTAGTAGCTTCAGTAGCAGCAGCGTTTGCACCAGCCCAGAACTGACCTGAACCTGCACCTCCTATCATTGAACCTGCTGCTCTCATAGCAGCCATTTGTAGTGGTCCTATCGTTGCTTCACTCCAATTCCGTTGATCTGATTGTCCAATATCCTCTGGCATATAGAGGACTATCTTTTTATATTGAGAAGAATCAAATTCACCACCACCTAGTCCAGTTATGTCATACTCAGAATAATTGCCACCATAATTGTTACCACTATTATCTCCCAAACACTTTGCCTTTCTAAATGGAGGACTGTATTTGTACACAGTGAACATCATATAATCATCAGCAGTTTCTACTTTGTCGAGTGGAAACCTTAACGATGCGTTACTAGATGATAGTATCTCTGATAAATTCATTGAATCTTACGTTTGGCACGGAACCTAAATTTTGTCGCAGGATCATTCTTAAACCATACCGATTTGGAACTGATAGGAGTCTCTATATTCCCATTGAACTTTACAAATCTTTCGATGGGCAAATAGATTGCAGAATCCCAGTCAGTCTCAGCAATTTCTATGTAGAGACCATTTTCTACATCTTCACGTTTGTATTTATGGATAACTTTCCTAGGTACATCTATCTTACCCTTCAATAGAGCAGCAAGTGTCTTTAATCTCTTCTTGGGACTGACATAATGTAGGTTAGCCATATAAAAATGATCTCTCTTTCTACTTAATATTATACCTACTGGTAGCTGGTCGTAGAAGGGTAGGTATTTTTTAGTTGCCTTGGCATCGTACTCAAACAGTACCATAGTACCTACTCGTGGTGTAAACCTGACACCATTACCATCGTCAGTATTTGATCGCTCTCTAGTTATGATCTGTTCTTTAGTTGACTCGCTGAAACTAGAACGCAATGCTATAGAAGCTGCCTTCCTCCACCAAGTCTCTGGTCTATCTTGACCATCCTGTGCTGCTTCTAGTTTTTCAAAAACGGAGTCCAAGTTCTTTCTCTGTGAAGACTAAAAATTCTGCTTGTCTTTTCTTACAATACTTCTTAGCTGCGTCCCACTTTGCTTGGTTCTTAGCATAAGTGTGTGCTTCAAAGAGGTATCGTTTCTTAGACTTAGATTTGTCTGGGGGTTTGGTTTGTTTGATCGGTTTGATCTCGATAATATATTTCTTTAACCTACCTTCTTTATCCTTCACTTTTATATAGAAGTCAGGGTAGTACCGACTAACTCTATTGGTTAAAGGATTCTTGTATGGTATCCATATCTCCTCACTTCCCCACTCCAGAATGTAGGGATGTGTATCACAATACTTCATAAATTTCTGCTCCCAAGAGGAGCGAAAGAATATGTTTCTGTGATCTCCACGGTATTTGTGGACGTTCTTAGGAATATATACGCCTTGCTTGTACATAAATAAGATGTATTCCTTTAGCCTATTTAGATGGCAAATCTTTATTCAAAGGTACAGGAAAAACTTGTACGGGGTGGTGGGATTGCAAAACCCAACCAGTTTCGTGTTGTTTTCCCTGATCTAACAGGAGGAATCTTTAGCAGTGACTTCCCAGTTAATTTTGATCGAAGTACACTGGAGGTTCTATGTAACAACGCATCGTTACCTAGTGTCACTGCGGCTACGTCTCAAGTAAATGGTTACTACACAGGATCATCGTACAAATATCCTACGATGAAAATGTATGGTGATCTAAGTCTCAGTTTTGTTTGCGATGCAAATATGACTGCGTTCAAAGTGATGAACTCTTGGTTTGATAGAATATTTCAAGAGAAAAATATGTTTGATTTGAAGGAGAGAATACCAGATGAGATGACTCATTACCCTCAGCGTAATAGAAATCGTTTCACTCGTATGTCATATCCTGACGATTATATGAGGACAATCATAGTAGATAAGTTTGAACCTGGTCCAAGATATAATGAGCAAGGTAGAAGTATGAGGTACTTCTTTACCCACGCTTATCCATACTCTATTGATGCAGTACCATTGGATGCTGGAACAGCAATCTTAATGACTGCTACTGTTAACTTCCACTACGAAAGGTTTGAGATACAGTATGAAGATGCTAGAAAGAATCTCCTGAGTACAACCAATAACATTAAGAGTTCAAACAAACCACCTACTTCTTTAGCTGGTGCGGTGGGCAATGTTAAAGATGCATTCTCTGGATTTACTGACACATTCAGTAACCTATTCTAAAATAACCCGAAAAAAACCTCGGCAAATTTTTTGACCCCTTAGAATTTTTATGTTCGATCTTGAGTACTGTTTATCCCTAGCTAACGTCAAGAAAAAAGACCTTGCTCCTGGATTGGATCTATTTGTGGTGCAATATGAACCCGACACTTATAGATCTAAACTATATTTTATAAACAGAGAGAAGAACTGCCTTCACAAGTACACTGGTGATAAGATAACTCATCAGTATTTTGGTGACCGTACATCTAACTGGAGAAATGATGAACCAGATTACGGTAGCAACTTAAAGAAAGTAGCAGATCATCTCAACATTCCTATTAAACCTAATCATAGAGTCTTTATAGATGTTATAGAGGATGATGATTATTATATTAATATACAAGCAGCACCTAGAGTAGTTGCTCTTACGGTAACACGTGCTGTGATGGTAACGTATTTCATTGGAACTACTGAGGTACTAGAGACTCTTAATGATATTAATGGTACTAATTGGAAGACAATAGAAGAAGCACTAGCTGTGGATGGTATGTTAGGTATAAAGTTACCCTTCTATCCATCTAAGAATGCTGTTAAATTATATTCCAAACCATTTCGTAAGAAGATAGGTGGTAACTTAGAGTTCGATGATGAGACACAAAAAGTATTGAATGGGATATATAATGGGAACTTTGATACTAATCGTGATCATATAAATGATGGTCTTGTCTTAGGTAAGGAACCTAGGAGTGGTAGGACTGTGATTTATTGTGCTAAAAATGCTTCCCGACATCCCGTCTAAATAAAGATACTGAACTGAACATACTATGCCTTTACCAAAAATTGAGGTGCCGATTTATACCACTGAACTTCCTTCAACTGGCCAGACAATTAAGTTCCGTCCCTTCTTAGTTAAAGAAGAGAAGGTACTGTTGATGGCTATGGAGTCAGAGAATGAGAAACAGATTACTGATGCTGTATGTACTCTTCTTACTAATTGTATTCAGAGTAGATTAAAAGTCAGAACTATACCTATGTTTGATTTGGAATTTTTATTCCTTCAAATCCGTGGTAAATCTGTGAGTGAGCAACTAGATCTTAAGATTACTTGTACTGATGACAATGAGACAGTAGTTGATGTATCCATTGACTTAGATGACGTTAAGGTTAAGAAACCTGAAGGCATCACTGATATGGTGAAAATTACTGACGCTATCACTGTCAAGATGAAGTATCCTCAACTAGATACCTTTGTCAAGAATAACTTTTCAACAAACCCCAAACCTGAAGAGGCATTTGAGGTGATCGCACAGTGTATCGATCAAATTATTGAAGGTGATACAGTACACGAAGCTTCTAACGCAACTAAGAAAGAACTTACTGGGTTCCTAGATAGTTTAACATCTAAACAATTTGAAAACCTACAAAAATTCTTTGCTAATATGCCTAAGTTATCTCACACTGTTAATGTGAAGAACCCTAACACTGGCGTTGATAATGAGTACACCATCGAAGGACTAGCCTCTTTTTTCGGCTCGTGATGTCGTATAACAGTCTTGAAAACTATTTCAGGACTAACTTCTCTCTTATGCAACATCATAAGTATTCTCTAACAGAACTAGAGAATCTACTTCCTTGGGAACGAGAGATATATGTGACTCTATTAATACAACATCTTGAAGAGGAAAAATTGAGACAACAGAACCAATCTAATGGCTGACATAACTAAAACTTTTGGTGGATCTGGAGACTCCAGTCGTATCAAAGCTGCTATCTTTAGTAGCGAGAAAGACGGGACGATAGCTGCTGCTCAATTAAAGCAGCATATGATCACTAACAGTTTGCTTAGTGATTTGGTTAGGACTCAACGGGAACAATTAAAAGTTGATGGTCAACGTCTTCTATTAGAGAAGAAGATGATAAGCCTGCGTAAGATGCAGGATCAAGAGAATAAGATTGAAGAGCAAGGTGGGTTTAGGTTAGGTCAGAGAGGTGGTAGTAGTCCAGGTGGTAGTGGTAAGTTTAACCTACCAGCAGTTAACTTAAGAAACTTAGGACTGTTAGGTTTATTGTTTGGTCCTGAGATACTAAGAAGACTTCAGAGTCAGGTATTAAGTTCCGCACCTAAATTTAATCAGTTTGATACTCGTCAAGCCACGATGGGTTTCAACCAGATGTGGAAGCAAGACTGGGATAAGACTAATATATGGAGAAAAGGACAGATTGGTAGAAGGGGCTTTGATGCAGGTAAAACTAGAGCTGGTGGTTTAATTAGAAATTTTGGTGATGATGTAACAAACTTTGGACAACGTTTAGGCACACCATTTACTGGTCCTAGATTACCACTTGGATTCAGAGCAACACGAGGTTTAAGTGACGCAAAGAATTTTGTCAGTACGGGAGTAACTAATACTAGTAATTTTTTTGGTGGATTAACAGGTAAATTATCGCCAGCACAATTAACTAATAAGTCATTACTTGAGGGTACTTCTGGACTACCTAGGATGGGTAAGTTCAACCTAGCAGAACAGTTGCGACTAGCTAGTAACCCTGCTCAACGGTCGGGTCAGAATATAAGAGCAACAGTTCAAGGAATCCCAGAACTATTAAAATCATTACCTGGTAAGGCTTCTACTGCCATACAAGGTATACTCAAGTCGATGAACAATTTGCTCAAGTCGATTAAGAGTATCAATCTCAATACTATTACACAGTTTTTTACTAAGGGTCTATCTTCTTTTGGAAATTTCTTGAAAGGAATTGGTCCTGCCTTGAAGAACTTCTCTGCTAAGGGTTTACAAGGACTAGGTGGTTTAATTAAAGGTGCACCAGGTGCTCTTAGTGGTGGTGTATCTACTACTAGTAACGTATTATCAAAGACTGGTGGTATGATAAAAAATGCCAGAGCTGGACTTGGTAAGGTACCTATACTTGGATCATTTCTTAGTGCTGGCTTCGGTGCAATGGAAGCAAACGATGAAGAGATGGCACGCTTGATGTCAGAAAATAATATGTCAAAAGAGCAGGTGCAAGCTGGTCTCGCAGATGGTAGTTTAAGTAAGGATAAGAATAAGATTATTAGTAGGTCTGCTGGTGCTGGTTTAGGTGCTGGTGCTGGTACTGTACTAGGTTTCGCAGTTGCTGGTCCTATTGGTGCTGCACTTGGTGCTTGGTTAGGTGAGAACCTAGGTAAGTTCTTAGGTGAGGGTATTGGTTCTGTCTTTAAAGGATTTGATTGGGGTGAGACCTTCAGACCTGTGATGAATACTTGGAATGAAATGACAGCAGGTATTGGTAATGCATTGAACAGTGTGGCTGAGTCCTTTGGTATTGGAGGAGAAGGTGGTTCAGGTGGATTCATTACAGCATTAAAAAATATCGGTAGAATTATTGGTATCATTGCTAAGATATTGATTAAAACTTTGGTACCAGTACTACAGACGGTATTCAAGACTATTCAATGGACAGTACAGATTATAGGTAAAGTAGTTCAGGCTATAGTAGCTGTAGTGAAAGGTATGACGAGTATGGTAAGTAAAATAATAGATTTGGTACCTGATTGGGTACCTGGAGCCAAACAGATGAAGGCGATGAAGAATAATCTAGGTGAGATGGCAGGTGGTGATATTATAGGTAACATTAGTAATTTCGTTGACAATACTAACACTGCGTTCCCAACTGAAAAAGGTAAAGGAGAACGTGGAGAAGCAACTGGTCAAGGTGGTGGTGCTTATGGTATGGGTGGTGGTTACGGTGGTAATGGTACCATTAGTGCATCCCAAATGTCACCTGTACTTACGTCTGGATTTAAGACACAACACAGACCTAATCATCAAGGAATTGACGTAGGATTCAAGGGTGACTTAGGTGGACAACCTATGTACCTACCTGATAAGGCTAAGATTACTAGTAATGGTTTTGATGCAGGGTATGGTAACTACGTTACCTTTACTACTCAGGATGATAACCTTACTCATTTGTATGGTCATATGCAGCAGAAATCTCCACTGGGAGTCGGTAAGATGTTCCCTGCTGGAGAATTTGTAGGTAACCTAGGTAATACAGGTACTTCTAGTGCACCACACTTACATTGGGAGGTTGGTAGTGTTGAAGCACACGTAGGACGTGGTGGTCCAAGTCTTAAAGACCCAAGAGACTTTGGGTATGGATTGAATGATCCATTTGTCAAGGCTGCTAGTAATATTACTACTAGTACTAGTTCCTCTGGTCAGAATATTGCAAGTGTATCTGGCACCACTACTACAAATAGAAGTGGACAGATCACTGCTGGTACGGATTCAACTCAGTTGCTAGCCAACCGATTAGCTAATGCTACAGGAACTGGTACTACCGTTACAGGTGGTGATGCCACTGGTACTGGTACAGGTGGTCTAACTGAGACACCTCCTGTTGCACGTGGATTTGTACTTGATACTGCTTCCCCTGTGACTGACGGTGGAATGGTCTTTACACACGCATAATTATGGCTGATACAGAGAACAGAGGTGCTCTTGATTGGCAACTCAATAAGGTTACATTAACACATAAAAATAAGAAGACCTATGATATTACTGGTGGTCTGGTAAATTTTAATTACTATGAGAGTTTAGAGTGTCTCAATCCTACAGCAACCATTGTGTTTAGTGATCAGAAAACTGAACTGAACTGTAGGGATGGAGATAGTATAGAAATTAATTTAATGACTACAGCACACACCGATGCTGATGAGTGGGCACACGTATTTCAGGTTGAAAATATTGAGACTAAGACTGCTGATGGTGCTAAGATATACACATTGCAATTGATAACACCTCAGTCTGTTAAGATTAGTACGTATAATCATAAGAAGGCTCTTAAGGGTACTGCTAAGGAAGTATTAACCAAACTTTTTGAAGATGCAAAGGGTAAAACAGATCCACTTCCTATAGTAACTGATGGTAACGAACCATTTAATAATTTCAAGTTTATGAAAGGGAAGAAATCAACTACTGATATTGTTCACCGAGTATTAACTCAGTCTATACCTTCTTCTGGTAAGACTGCCAACACGTGTGGATATTTTTTATGGGGTACTAAGAAAGGTCTTGTAGGTAATAAAGATACGTATAATATGCACTTTAAATCTATTGACAGTCTCCTTTCTGTTGGAGGAAATCACGGTGGTGCTGACGCAGAGTATGAATATTATGAAAGTAATAACGCATCAACAGTAGATATTCCAGCACAATTAGTCATTAGTAATTTTGAGGTTACTAAGAGAGGTAACTGTAAGAAGATGTGTGATGATGGAGTTTTTAAAGCCAACATCATTCTTTATAGTTTAGATGATAAGAAGTATCGTAAGAGATTTTGGGACATCCGAGACTACTGGGATCAGTGGGGTCATATTGCGAGGAGTCCTGGTACTGATCCTTGGGAATCATCTGAGATAGTTGAAGAATTTATGGAGAGTGAAACTCCAGCTAAGACATTTATGCTTGAGATAAGTCACGAGAAGTTCCACGACAAAAAAGATCCAGCAAAGTTAGGTCAGTTAGGAGACGGTGAGAACAGTCAGTCTGCTACCTTTCAAGATTGGGATGAAGAAACAATCGTGCAATATCACGCTAGGTATGCTACAATGCTAATGTCTACGAGTAATATGACGATACCTGGCAACCAGTTCCTACACGCAGGTGATAAAGTTAAAATTTATCTTCGTGACTCACGACCTGATGCTAAGACAGATGTCGATAGCTATGACAAGGAACTGAGTGGTCACTACCTCATCTATAAGATGAGGCAGTACTATTCTCTGGTACCCAAAAAGGAATGTTATTCCGCATTAACACTCGTTAGAGATACACTAAACAAAAACTGCTAATGGACACATCTTTTCTAGACAACTATCCTCCTGAGTTAACTCAAGGTGCCTATCGTATCCTTGATAAGATCAAGACAGAAGAGGATGTAGATATGAGAGTCAAGTTGTATGGACAACTGGCTATGGTGCTTGAACAACTCAAGATGAAGTTGGATACGTATGATTCTACTGACAATACTGAGCAATCAGACGTAGAAGTCACTACATTAGGAACTAAATAACTATTACTGGACGGTAAACTCTATGAAATCTATAGAAGAACATATCCAAAAGGATAAGGAGATCCTTGATGATCCCCAGACTAGTCCTGCTGCACGTAGGCATATTAAAGAAGAATTACACGAACTAGAAGTGTATGAAGAGCATCATCACGATGAGATAGTAGCAGGTGATCATCACGATCCGAATGCTATCGAACTCTTTTGTGAGACGCATCCAGATGAACCAGAGTGTTTAATATATGACGATTAGAACCACTGCTAAAGAATCTTTCGATCTCTATGAAGGAATAGTCGAAGACACCGCCGACCCTAAGAAAGGACAGAGGGTTAAGGTGCGTGTCGTTGGCGTGCACGAGTACGAGGGTGAAGGAGAGAATAGAATTGGTGTACCACCCACAGAAGACCTACCTTGGTTTGCTGTGATGATGCCTATCACCCATTCGGGTGGGGTTTTTACACAAGCTTCCTCTCATAACCTTAAGAACGGACATAGAGTAATCGTTAAGTTTATTGGCGGTGATACTACTAAAGGTTTGGTTGTTGGTGTTGCACAAACAGGTATTCCCTGTGCAACTGATGAGAAAGCTGAATCTACAGGAGAGAAAGTTAAACCTTTAGAAGGTACGGTTGTTACAAACGTAGAGGAAGGAAATATTCCTGACCCTGCAAACCACGTACCATCACTAACTGAGTGTGTTGATGGAGGTACCCTACCTCTTGGTCGATTAGGCACAGATCAATCTAGTGATAGTGGTAACGGTCTAAGGGAGGAGGCATCAGTTGCTAACCCTCAGGGTACCTTTACAGTTACACGTGCGTCAGTTGATTGCCCAGAGAATCCATCTTCAGCAGTAGAGAATGTCTTGGCAGAGTTCTTTGCTACACTACAACATACTAATGGTAACATAGGATCATATTATGTTAGTAAGTTTAATCGCAGAGTATTTGACCTCAAGTCAGTTGCTGATGGATATATTAGTAGAGTAAAGAAGATTATCTCTGCTGCTCTGACTCGTATTGCTGGTGAGATGATGGCAATGCTACGTAAGGCAGTGAAAGCATTGATGAAGGCTATCCTTGCTCCTTTACCTGGCATATTGACACCTGTTACTGAGTGGTTCAATCAAATGCTAGAACGCATTGGTTGTTCTATTATGGATATCAGTGGAAGGATGGAGAAGTTTGCAGAGAATATCTTGATGGGATATGTTGGCAACATAGTTAACTGGTCTATGTGTCAAGTCAAGAGGTTCACTGATTCTATCTTTGGTAACATCCTTAATGAGATCACAGGGATGATTAATAGTTTATTCGGTGGCATAGGTAAAGTACTTGGAGCTATTGGTGGTGCTTTAGATGTTATTGGTGGTGGACTAGCAGGTATTATGAAGATGCTAGGCATCTCTTGTAGTGGTAAGAAGAAGTGTGCTAACCCTAAGAAAAAGGATTCAAAGAGAGGTAGCTACGAAGGATTAAAGGGTGGGTTCAATACTCTTGATGAATTACTAGCAGATTTAGAAGAAGGTAATCATCTCCCGATTGATTCTTATTGTGGTGATGCTACTACAGATCCAGAACCCACTACTGAAGTAGGTATCTGGGGTCCAACAGTGCCTGATAGTGGTAATGGTGGAGGTGATGGTGATTTTGTGGACGGAGATATAAATGGTATAGATTACGAAGACATTGCAAAAGCAATATGTAATGCAAGAACATTTAAAGTATTAGACATCCCTGAGACTGAAGCGGTGCACGAAGGAGATCCAGCATACGTTAGGGTCGTTAGAGGAGGAGACACATCAACTACTAGTTCCTTTACCTATAGGACACAAGATGGAACTGCTAAAGCTACCGAAACTTATTGCCCTACTAATGGTTACATAGGATTTGGTATTGGAGAGACAGAAAAGATAATTGAAGTTAAGACTTTAAACAATGGAGTACGTGATGGATCTAAGTATTTCTTTATGAAGATACAACACGATGGTTGTGGTAAAGTACTCAAAGATGTAGCACGTATATGGATCAAGGATCCTCTTGCTATTAAAGATATCCCAACACTAACTGTACCTGACGTTGGTTTAGTATCATCTACACCTAATATTTCAACAACTAATCCTGTATATTATTTGACTAGTGATAAAGAGGTAGTCTATGAAGGATCAGAGGTTACATTTAAACTTGAGACAGAGAATGTTTCTGATGATACTGTAATTAACTATACTATTGGAAGAGAAACAACTGGTATTACATATGGAGACATAGAATATGTGATAGAGAATGGTGTAAAGAGTTGGGTTACAGGTGAGACAGATCTACAACGTAGCTTTACTATTAGAGATAAGAAAGCAGAGGTTACTATTAAGTTACTTGATGATGGTATCGTAGAAGATAGTAATCAAGTAGCAGAACAATTATATATTGAGTTGAATAATCTTAGTACAACTAAGGGTGTTGCAGTACTAGATGCAATTCAACAGGTTGCTGATCCCTCTGGTAGAACTGTTACGATCACACCAGATAGAGCATCTGTAAGAGAGGGTGGTTCTATCAAGTATCAGATTACTACTACTAACTTTGATCAAGGAGAACTACTAGCATACACTATCTTTGGTACTAATATAACTGCGAGTGATATTAAAGAACCTCTTAATGGTAACTTATACGTCGAAAATAATCAAGCAGAGATTGTTATCAATGTGTTAGAAGATAATACGATAGAGGATCAAGAGAATTTAATCTTTTCTATAGATGAGTACGGTGCACAAGCTACTGTTATCATTTCATTTGATCAAGAGACACCAGCAGAAGGTGAAACAGATATTCCTATTACTGATGATAGCCCAGAGTTTAACTTCCCAATTATTGATCCTGATAGAGGTAGTATCATTGACATTGAAGTTAAGAGATCTGGACGTAGATATATTGCTAAACCATTCATTACATTGGAGAGTAACGTAGGTTATGGTGCTCACGTTGAACCTATTCTTAACAGTGAGGGTTATCTATCACGAGTAAGAGTTATCAATGGTGGGTTTGGATATACTGGACAGACTAAACCATCCAACACTGTCTGTCAGTTAGTTAATATATTCCTCACTAATGTTGGTGGGTTCTATACTGCACCACCTAGAGTACTAGTTGATGGTGTATCTGGCATTGCACGTGCTACAATAAGTGCACAAGGATGGGTCACTGGTGTTGAGTTGATCCGTAAGGATATGCAGTACCCTTACATACCTAAGATAGAAATCTTTGGTAGCAATGGATTCGGTGCAAGAGCAATCGCTGATCTACAGTGTGTTCCTGCTGAGGAGTCTAATCTTATTCTTCAGGGACTTGCTGCTGACCCTGCTAATTATGTTGACTGTCCCTAATGGCATATCAAGAAATTACTGACACTACTACTAGAGTATCTGGTAGTGGTCATATTACACAAGAATGTGATCATATAGATGACGCATATATGATCCTCAAGCACAAGGAAGGACATCATATCTTCCTAGATGCTGATGGATCCGTTCAGATATGTGCAGTAAAGGTACCTGCTGACAATAAAAATGCAGGTAAATTGAAGGTTAGTGTCTGGGGTGATGCGATGGTTAAGATTCGCCAAGACGCTGACATAGAAATTGTTGGTGATGCATCCTTAAAGGTTGATGGAGATGTAAATGCTCATTCAATGGGAGATTTTAAAATTGGTTCCGCAGGTAATATAAAGATTGTAGCTGATAAGAACATAGAGTTACAAGCTGGACAAGCAATAGGTCTAGGTGCTAAGGCAAAACTAGCTATAGACACCCCTAGGATAGAAGAGAACACAGATATGAAGAAGAGTACTGTTAGTGGTCCTGTTGTCGATGAGATTCACGGTGAAAGAACATTAGCTATGACAGATCCTAGAGGTACCTTTCACATTAAAAGTAAGGGTCATTTGGTAACTAATGTTCTTGGTGACTCGTATGAGTTGATTACAGGTAAAAAGAATCTTAAAGTAATGGGTAATATATCTGCACCACCACTACCTGTTATGATTGGTCAGAAAGCAGCATATGCAAGTATGATAGGTGTTGCAGGTGGTACAGGTAGAGATGAAAAGATTTTGATAGGTAATGATGTCACCACTGTTACGGTAGGTAATAAGGTGACTAACGTGGCAGCAGGTAACCTTGTCAATACAGCAGGTGCTGGTACCATTACTATGGCAGCAGGTGTTAACGCAACCATAACAGCATCTGCTAACGTGACTATTGCAGGAGCTACAGTTTTCTTGAATTGACTTGACAACTGTGCTATACTGTGAACACGTATGGGAAGGTCAGAGATGACTGAGGACTATCTGAACAAAGTTGTTGTAGACGTGGAATCACGTTGCGTCAGGATTTATTCTGATGAAGGTGAGAGCAATACAATTGACTGTTCTGATGACTATGAAGCATTCCTTCGGGTCGTAGAACTATGTCGCAACGAAGCATCAGACGAGACTGTCTACGCTCCACTCTCAGAAAGCTAATCTGAGGGGAAAATTGGGTTTTGATTCCCTAAAACTCGATAAAAAAACTCAGGCGGTTTTTACCCCCTTTAGGTTTTTTATGTTATACTAGATACATTACAAGAATTCGTCGTTATGGCTCAACAGACCAATAAACCAGACCAGTATGGTTTGTTTTCATTATTCCCGATGTTCGTGTATCGTGGAAAATTGCAAACCCACGCAAAGTGGAAGGAATTGATTGTTCCAGTTCTGACCAAGAGATATAAAGAACAACATTCAAATAGTAATACAAGAGATACAGGTGGTACCGCATCTTGGAATTGTGATTGCTATACAACATTTTTTGATGAGAGTATGGTAGATCATAGTAAGGATCCTGAGATTCCTTACGGTGATTTGCTTCAAGACTGTTCACAGAACATTCAAGAAGCTATCAAAATGGCAGAGTTTTACCCTCACGCATTTTTGGTCGCACAACAGTGGTTTAACGCATATGGTCCTGGACAGAACCAAGAACCTCATAATCACGTTCCGTCGCATTTGTCTGGTGTCTATTATATGAAATATGACGCAGAATTGCATAATACGACGACATTTCTGAATCCTAATAAGATGTTTTTCGAGGCACCTCGTTATAACAAGCATTATTACGATCCTGAGTTATGTGGCTATGGATGTTATAAAGAGGAAATGAGACTAAACATCGATGAAGGTGATGTTGTCATTTTCCCTTCTCAGTTGGAACATATGGTTCAAAGGCAACCTGGTATTGTCAAGAATCCTAATGGCGAACTGTATATGTCATTCTCATTCAATATTGAATTAGTTACGGAAACTGAAGCACAACAGCGTCTAGGTGGTAACTCTCAAATGGACTCAAAACCAGGTGATTATCCTACGACATCCATTCCAACAGAAGGAGGTCCGCCAACTCCAGAAGGTGACCAATCAGGTGAATGGTCTTCTGACTGGTTCTAGTTTCAACACACAGGGGGAGACATAAATCCCCCTTTTATACTAATATACTAATGACTCTCGTTACTTCGACACGATGAACGGCAAATTAGACAAAGTTACAATGACCTCCAAGCTTATGCAACTTAAAAGAGAACTTCACTACAAATGTGAAATTGGAGAAAAAGGTAAATGGGAATGTATAGGTGCAAATGAGTATCTAAACAAAACTCTTGATGTATTAGACGAGTATGCTTACTAATGACAGAAGAAAAGATTAAAAGTCTTTGCTACACTAAAGAAGAAGTTGATCTGATGATAGCTGCTGCTGTTGCTGAAGCAAAACGCATAGATGAAGAGTCAATGCGTAAACACAATCGTGATGCAACTATCATATCAATGATACTTGGTTTCACTGCACTCGCACTATTTGTAGATGGATTACTTCGCATACTTGGTATCATTCCACCATTCGCAGGTCTTGATGTTAATATCTTGGACGACATTGCCGAAAAAACGAAAGCTATTGTGGAGAATGATATCAGGCAGAATGACCTATTAAAGTATTTGAAAGATCAGTTATAGATACTACGACCTAAGATATAGTATAAATACGAAAAGGATATCCACCATATAATTTTAGGTAATGGCACTTACCAGACTAGAGAATCTCATATCCAGTAAAACTGGACGTTTTGTATATGTCTCTCCAGACGACTTTAATGCATCTGACGACGTAAACAACAGAGGTAATTCTCCCACCCGACCATTTAAGAGTATACAGCGTGCGTTTCTTGAAGTTTCACGCTTTTCATACAAATCAGGACCAGATAACGACAGGTTTGACGAGTTCACAGTTGTATTGTCTCCAGGAGATCATTATATTGACAACAGACCAGGTGTAGCTAGTGCCAGTCTTATACCTGATTTTAATACCAATGTTAACTTTGATTTAGGTAACTCTCAGAACGACCTATACAAGTTTAACCCATTAACAGGTGGTGTAATTGTCCCTAGAGGTACTTCTCTAGTGGGTATGGACTTAAGAAAGACGAAAGTCCGTCCTTTGTATATCCCTAACCCTACTGATGATACTGTACCACACTCATCTATATTCAACGTAACTGGTGGATGCTATTTCTGGCAGTTCTCGATATTTGATGGTAAGCAGAAGGTATATTTCGATCCTACAGGAAATAAGGCCAATCCTACATTCTCACACCATAAGATCACCAACTTTACTTTTGCTGATGCAGAAGATTTAACTCTTTATTACGATAAGATCGGTGATGCTTATCTTAATATGGTCACCGACATTAATGTTGATGGTGCCATTGAGGAGACTGACCTAGAAAACAGAATTGTTGGTCCTCTATCAGATAAAAAGATTATTGAGTCGATTACACCTCAGACACTTGGTGGTAATGCGACAGAAATTAAAATTAAGACGAAAGCACCTCACGGTTATTTCGTAGGACAGTTTATTACAATTGATGACACTGGTCTAACTAATGACCTTCACGGTTCATTCCTAATTACACGTTTAGACCCTGCTGATAACACACTATTCTATTACCGTGTTAATGAGAGTATTACCTCTCTAATTTCAGGTACTACCTATACTACTGCATCTCTACCACCTAACAGGTTGAATGAGAACGCTATTGTACAGGCAGAGATTGACACTGTTGACTCAGCGTCACCATATATGTTCAACCTGTCTATCAGATCCACTTGGGGTCTGTGTGGTATGCACGCTGATGGATCTAAGGTTACTGGATTCAAATCTATGGTTTGTGCACAGTATACTGGTGTATCACTACAGAAAGATGACAGAGCATTTACTAAGTTTAACGAAGAGACAGCACAGTTTGACTCAGCGTGGAATGGCGTAGCTGTAACAGATCCAGAAGAACTATCTACTGGTTCATTCGCTACTACACCATATCATACTGATGGTAGAGCATACTTTAAGAATGAGTGGCGTAACGCTCACGTTCGTCTATCTAATGATGCTTTCATTCAGGCAGTTTCGATCTTCGCTGTTGGTTTTGCAGATCACTTCCTAATTGAGTCTGGTGCTGACATTTCAATTACCAACAGTAACAGTAACTTTGGTAATACTGCTCTAGATGCTATTGGATACAAAGGATATTCATTCTTCCAAGATAAGCACGGATATGTTACTGATATTGTTCCTCCACAGACAGTTGATCTAGAAGATACCACAGAACCTCCATATTACGGTATCGATATTATTGCGTCTAAAGAACCTTCTGGTATGACACGTGTTTACCTATCAGGTGAACCAGAAGAGATTTCTGATCCAGATAAGACACCAACATATATTTTACAAGACTATAAGATCGGTTCTAAGCGTGATGATAGAATATACTCTAAATTAGAACCAGACATTGCTGGTGGTGAGGCAGGTCCACAGGAGAAGTCTGCTGAACTATCACCTAGTGGTTTTGATACTTTCACTATAACAACTCTTGCTACTGCATCGCAGTCAGAACAGAACTCACAAGGTGAAACGATTACATATCGTACCACAATCTTTACTTGCCCTGAAGCACACGGTCTCTATACAGGTACTCCAGTTCGTTTAGTACCGAAGAGAACCAGTAATACTATTGCTGATGAGCTAGTTCGTCTTCCTAAGGGATTGATACCTAATACTGTATACTATCTTATTTCTCCAGGTCGTCATACATCACCTGTTCCTCCAGATCAGACGTTCCCAACAGAGGATCTAAACACATTCTTGTTAGCAGCATCTGAAGATGACGCTGCTGCTGGTAACGCTATCTACATTCCAGAAGGTTTAAACTCTGGTGTTCAGATAGAGATGTTCCAGTACATCTTTGATGTCATTCCAACACCTTACAAGTATAAGATTACTAATGCTGATCCTGCTACTAACGAGTTCACACTAGAATCTGCACACGTTTTTGATAAGGGTTTTGCAACTAAAGCAGCAACACCTGTATTCTTCCGTGCTAGACCTGGATCTCAACTTCCTGGTGGACTAGATAAGAACAAGATGTATTACGTCATATATGACAATACTGGCAGTAATACCAATAAGTTTAAGATTGCAGAATCTGCTGCACTAGCTATCCAAGGTGGTGGTGTTCCGTTTAGTATCACATCTAGTGGTACTGTTGGGCAAGTAGGTCAAGACGAAATATTTGTCTTCTCCTGTAATAGTCGCCACCCATTAAGATATGACCCAGAAATGACCGCATCTCCTCTAAGGAGTGGTCATTGGTATATGAATGTACTTGATACAGGTACACAACCTAACACAATATATCAAAGAATTTCATCCCTCACGGAGTATACCAGTGAAGAAATCATCTCAACTTCAAATACATACATCAAACGTATCAACGATAGACGTAGGGAAGATGACCGTATCTATCGTCTCCGTTACGTCATCCCCAAGGAGGTTGATAACGTCAGGGAACCATTGCTCGGTTATGTCCTTAAGGTCAGAACTGACGAGAATAGAAGACTAAGACCTCAGAAAGTTGTTCTTGAAGCACTTGATGGTACTTCAGATCTTCCAACATTCTATGGTGGAGATCCTACTGTAGATGGTCTTGGTAATAACTTACCTATTCAGAATGACTTTAACTATGATCCATATCTAACTGGTAATAGTAAGGCTCTAGTAACTGACTCTGGTATTAAGTTTACAATTGAATCAGCAAGACAGAAGACAATAACAGGTATTAATAGAATTGAATTAACTGTTGTAGATCACACTATCAACACTAACATAGCTGCTGGTACTGCACTAGCATCTGGTACTATACTTACAGAATTTAAACTAACCAGTGTTGCTGGTGGTGGATTTATAACTGGTAACTCAGTTGCTTGGTCTGGATTCTCAAGTAGTGCTCCTATTAGTGGTACACTTCCTACTGTACATAAACAGTATACTGAAGGTGGAAACACATATGTTGTTGTAGCTAGTGACTTCTCACTACTACAATATATTAAGTATAATGCTGGTACAAGTACTATACTTGCTAGTGGTAGTGGTACTGGTATATTAGCAGAAGAGCCAAATGGTGGTAGAGATGACTTTAAAAATTATGCTGATGATCTAGGTAGACAGTATGTTATCCAGAACGCACCTGTATATACACTGACACCTGGTGATTTTGTTAGAGATGAAACTGACGGTAACCAGAAAGATTATAAGGTTGTATCTGTAGAAGATATCGATGAGATTACAAATACTTACTACATCTATCGTGTTAAGACTCTTCGTAAGAGAATTTACAACCAGCAAGATGGTATTTACTATCTAACTGCTCTACGTGGTGACTTTGCACCATCTGTAAGTGAGTTTAACACATTCAAGTTTGGTCATCCAACAGAGAGACTATATCCTGAACTATTTGCTGACGATCCACTATGGTTTGACCCTAATGGTAACGGTGCTACTGTTGCTGATGCTCCAGCAACTATATCTGTTGCTGACAACTATGTTCACGGTCTTGTTCTTGCTGATGACAATAAGAATAGTATTACAAGGGAGGCTACAGAAAGCATCCTAGAAAATATCGGTAGATTTGGTAGTGGTGCTGCTAATCCAGTTACACTTAGTGCAATGGAGGGTAAGGCAGTTGCTTCTCGTGAGGATAGAATAATTGGTATTGAAGGTAATAGTACTGATGTTGCTGATCGTAGGTTCTATGTTGAACTTAGACGACCTTCACAGGCAAGATCTGGTAACCATACCTTTGAATACACTGGATTTGGTCCAGGTAACTACTCAACTGCGTTCCCATCTAGACAGGAATACGTTCTATCTGATGATGAAGTCCTCTTCTCACAGGCGAAACGTCAAGATGGTGGTGTTGTATTCTACTCTGGTCTAAACGCTAACGGTGATCTATTCGTTGGTAACCAGAGAATCAATGCTATCTCTGGTGAAGAGAGTAAGATTGATGACTCTATTCTAAGGGTAGCTGGTGAGAACGTTGATGAGGAAGAGAATACTAATGACATCACGGTTGATACATTAACTGTTAATAATAAAGTTAAGTTCAATCTATCAAATGACTTCCTAATATCTGCTCTTGGTGGTACTAAGTTTACATCACCTGTTGAGATAGCTCTATCAGAAGATCCATTTGCTAATAGTAGTGATGATCCTCCTGCATTAAAGATTAAGAGTGTTGGTAATATTAGTAACCCATCTGTTGATGCGACACTGACTACAACTGATATGGAAATGAACCCAGTGTTCAAACCTAACAGTATTAAGTTTGCTCAATGGATAATTAACCCACGTAATGAAACTAGTGGACTTGAATATGCAATCAAGACTTCTGTAGATAAGACAGTACCTGCTTCAGAAAGTTTCAAACAAGAAGGTACAATTGAACTTCGTGGTACTCAGACAGTTGGTGAAGCACATAGAATTGCTAACGTCAACTACAACACTACACTAGGTTGGATATACACTCAGATTGGTGGATATCAAGGTGGTGAAACTCCTGAGTATGGATGGAGAGAATGGGGTGTAATTGGTGCTGATGCACTAACCACATATACTACAGGTTCTGGCTCTACTGCTAATGATCCTGGTGATGATATGAGGTTGGGTATTAACCTCAGAAACGTACGTACTACTAATGCTAGTGTTATTCCAACACAGACATTAGATGTAGAAGGTTCAGGTATTTTCCGTAACTCTCTGTGGGTTGGTGGTGATAACCTTAACCCAACTGGACAACATACACTACGTGTATTTGATGATGATGGTAATGGTATAGGACGTGTACACGTTAACAGTGGTGAAACAACAGAGACACTAGCTAACATTGGTTTATGGGTTGGTGGTAACACTATCATTCGTGGATCTGGTGCTGGAACTGCTCCTGTAGAATCTGTTGGTGGTGGACAAGCACAAGGTAACTTGACTATTGATGGTACCTTTACTGCTTTAAGTAATGGTTCTCACGAAATGGTGGGTGACCTAACAGTTACCAAGGACTTGTATGTCCGTGGTGGTAATATGAAGATGTACCAGATAGATAGCGGTACTGATTTACGTATTGATGTACAACAAGCTAACACTGCTGCTTCTTCTAACTATATCTCTGCACACGGTCAGAACATTGTAGTTGGTGATGCCATCTATACTAACGATCATTTTGACGATGCATCAACTGCTAAGTTAGTTGCTCTCTCAGATGGATCCGCACGTATCGGTGATGCTGATAGTGGTATTCAGATGACTGATACCAGTATGGTTTCTATTGGTGCTGCTACACCTGACATTGCACAAAGACTATGGGTTAAAGGTTCTACTAAGATTGAACTTGATAGTGCTGAATTGTTCACAATATACAACCAGTCTACTCCTAGACTGACAGTAAACAAGGATGGACGTATTGATCAAGTTGGTTCTAGTACTCTAACTGATCCTAGAGGACGTTGGGATGCTAATGGTGCATTATCTATTGGTAATGACTTCTTAATTGGTAAGACACATATCAACGATGATGTAACTTATACCATTGACTCACAGACTGGTGATACAGTTATTGGTAATGATACCGATAACTCTGGTACATTAACAGTTCATAGTAACACAAACTCATCATCTAAAGATACTGGTGCAGTTATAATTTCAGACGGTGGTCTTGGAGTTGAAGGTAACATCAATGCTGGTGGAGACATCAACGCTGGTGGTAATATATCTTCTGCTAGTGGTGCACTCGATATCAATAATGGTGGATCTAATAACTTCAAGGTTAATACTGATGGCAGTATTGACATCAATCAGGTTACTGGATACTTTACACCTACAGGTGGACGTAAGTGGGTTGGAACTGGTGTAGACCTTACTCTAGAGTCTAATACTAACTACTACGTTACTACATTCGGTGCTGCTACAATAACGTTGACATTACCTGCTGCTCCTCAAAAAGGAGATGAGATACGTGTTCTAGATACTACAGATGGATTGACTTATAATAAGTCTATCATCGTACAATCACCTCAGGGTGGTACTGTCGTTCCTGTACAAGGAGACACACAAGGACAACTTGTTATTCAGACACCAGGTGCTGGCTTGGGTCTTGTTTATCTTACTGCTTCAATCGGTTGGAGACTAATTGAACTATAATGAAGAATCTAGCGTCAATAAGAGGCTTTAAGAATGCCTCTATAGGTACAATAATGTCGTGGACTGGTACCACAGGTGATTTGCCAAAGGGTTGGCTAGCCTGTGATGGTACGACATATAATGATGCTGATTATCCTGCACTAGTATCCGTTATTGGATATACCTACGGTGGTAGTTCAGGATCATCTACTTTTGTTCTACCAAACTTAAATGGATCAAATAGAGTACCAGTTCATAAAGGATCTGCATATGCATCCACAACAGGTGGATCTACAACAACAAATATTACATTGAATGCTGAATGGCTTATATTAAATAGACCAAACACAACTGTTGATTTTTCACCTCCACAAGCTATACAATCTACTGGACCAGGTGGATGTATCTGGGAACAAGTAGCAACTATTCAACCAAGAACTTTACCACACGATTGTTTACCAGCACACAACCACACATATACTATACAAAACTGTAATGACCAGAGAACTGGTACTCCTAGTGGTGAGTCTGGTGGTGATAATAGTCCTGCGTGTGCAGTAGGTCACTATCCTAAAGCATTTGCCACAGTTGGTAGTGGAGCAGCTCATAGTCACGGAAGTGTTAAATATACTGTAGAAAGAGGAAGTATACAAATATCTCCTTACACTAGGGACTACGACGCTACTAATAGTACTGTTGCTCTAAATAATAATCCAGGTGTAGGTAACTCTCAACTGGCTATGAATCCTCCATATCAATCAGCAATATACATCATTAAAGCATTCTAATGGCAAAGGTATACGCATCAATTAAAGGAGCACAAGGTGTAGCACCAGGAGTTATTGTACCTTTTTCTAGAGAAGTTCAGAACAGTAGTCAGCAGTTGGATCGTGTACCTGCTGGATATTTGAGATGTGATGGAACTGTATATCAAGCACAAGACTATCCAGATCTTGCAAGAGTTTTAGGTGTAGGTTCTGCTGGTGGTAGTGGAATATCTGCGTGTAGATATCCAACAGGAATTGCTGGTACCTCATTATTAAATCCTACACTAGATGCTGATGGTAATTTTACTGCTGGCACATTTTCTGTTCCTAATTTAGGATCAAAGCATTTACAACCTAGTAATACAGCAGGTAGTCAGTATCTTGGTGATCCAGCAATGAGTGGTGGTGGTGTTGTGGAACGTGCTGGTATAGGATATAAAGCACAAATTCAAAATGCAGCATCCAGTTCTTATACTGGATTCATTCGTGTGGAGGAATATAAAGCTCCAGCAACAGGATCCCCAATACTAACAATAGATCAAGCTGGTAACAGTTCTGCTACCATATCTATTGCTCAGATAGAAGCACACGATCACGGTATGGTAGGTGCTAATGCACCAACTATGACAGATATTACAGCTATAGGTTTTGACACCGACTTAACAGAGTTTGATAAGTATGGTGTTAACCTCTGGCAAGGTCCAGCTATTGGTGTAGGTGGAGTTAACTTTCCTGGTTTCTTTGAGATCGATCACACTGGTGCAGATGTAAACCACACTCACGCCTGTGGTGGTGGTGCTGCTTCTAACCAGTTGGAATTCACTCAACCTCAGATAGATATATCATTCTCAGGTTCTACTGCTAGCTGTGGTCTAACTGCTGACAGTAGAGAACATCTAAATCACGTTACATCTCCATATATGATTATGGAATTCATCGTCAAGTACTAATGCCAAAGTATTATTCCCAAACAGCACCTGATTGGACAGGTGTACAAGTAGGCACCATCTCAATGATGCCAAAGGATGATACTGGTGCGTATTATGCTCCTGATGGATGGATGGAGTGTAATGGTAGAACTATTAATCCTAATGAATACCTAGGTTTATATCAAGTTATTCAAAATACATACGGAGGTAGTGCTAGTGGTGATTTTCCTAGCATTAGTGGAGATTTTAAGATACCAGATCTCAGAGACAGACGGGTTGTCGGTACGGGAAGACTCAGACCAGACGGTGCTTCTCCAGCACTAGAAGGATTGGATGCTGGTACAGTTAACACGTGTGGATCTTTTGGTGGTAAGAATAATATAACTTTAGCAGACGTATCTACAAGAGTACAACTAGTAACTGGTAGTGTACAGAGTGTATTCAATACATCCAGAGTACAACAGTCTTCAACTCAATTTACTGATGGAACTGTAGATGTTAACAGTGGTTTCCTAGCTAACCACACAATGCCTCACTGGCCAAGTCATAGTCACGGTAATTTCTGGGCAATTAATCCTGCTGGTACATTTACTGCTGACCGTACATCTCCTGGTGGCGGTGATACACAGGTTCAAGGTGGTGCTAGTTCAGGTCCAAACTCACACGATGGTTCTCAATGTCCAGCAGTAGGTGGTGCAGGTTCACCACACTCACACTGGATTGGTTGGAATGTTTCGGGAAGTTCTTCAGGAACTGGATTTGGTGACTCACAACCTGCTGATGGTGATCCAAATACAGCAGGTGTATATGATGCTAACGGTAATGCTTTAATTAAACCAACCGCATCTATGTTGCAGTGGAATGTTCAGTATTCTCCTGTGGATGCTACACAAATAACATATGGTTTAGATGTTGACTTAGGTTTAGATGGTACTCCAGATCTACAACCAGAGTATCAAGAGACATCATATATGATCTTTGCTGGAGTTAGTAGTTCTGCATACACTGCACCTCCTGCACCCCCTGCTGGTGACACAGTTCCAGATCAGGTTGGTCCTTTCAATATAGGTGTCACAACAGCTTCTGGCGATGCAGTGGTAACCTTTGTTCTAAATGGTGTTAGTTCCAACTATAGTTTTGATGTAGAAGTAATAAAATCTGGTGGACAATCTGTTGGTGCAACACCTATTAACCTTAATGGTACTGGTAATGCAGTCAACACGGGATATGTAAACGGTGATACTATTAGTATGACACTAGAAGCACCTTCTAGTGGTGGTACCATATCAAATTACGAGATTAGAGTTAAGTACAATACAGTCACACAGATGACTGCTGTTGCTAATATTACATACGAGGCAGCACCTACTGTTGACCTATCTGTATTACCAACAACAGTGACCTCTGGTTCTGCTATTAATGTTACTTACGCTGCACCTGGAGCAACTTCTGTTGTCGCATCTAACTTCGGTGCTTCTGTCCCAACTGGTGCTACAATTGTTCAGAACCCAACTGTCACAACTACTTACACGGTTACCTTAGGTAACACTTGGGGTAATACTACTGCTACTGCGGTAGTTAATATAGCTGCTGCAAATGCTCCGCAGATTAATATGAGTGCTTCTCCAACATCTATAGATGCTGGATCCTCAGCAACTATATCCTATAGTTGTACTAATGCTGACACATTTGTAAGTTGTTCTTCTTCTCCTGTTGACGCTGCCTTTGATAGTGCTTGTACATCTGCTGCTAATATAGCATTCTTCACACAGGCTGTATCTCCAGCAGTAGACACAACCTATACTGTTACATTGAGCAATGCAAATGGTTCTGCATCACAGTCAGCAACTCTAACTGTTGTAGCTGTTACAGCACCTACGGTCACATTAACTACTGATGTCACAGTCATTGAGCAAGGTAACTATAATCCTAATGATGATACTGAAGCAACCTTAACTTGGTCTAGCACAGACGCTGATGATATTGGTGGAATTAGTGGATCATCAACACCAACATATAGTCAATGGAATCCTACTACAGACGCTGGTACCTTACCTGTTGGACCTCAAGAAGATACTACATTTACAATTACTGCTACTAATGATAGTGGATCCGATTCTGCTAGTGTTAATATCTCAGTCTTCTTTATGCCTGAGATTACGTTGACTGTTACTAGAGCATATACACCTTCTGGTGGTAGTGCATCATACTCATATGTTTCAGGGCAGACTACTAGTGCTCTACCTTGGATGTACTTCTGTTGTGAAGAAGCAATAACCGTTGGATGGGCTATCACAGGAACGGCTTCAACTGTAACGGGTGGAGTATACTATGGTGACTTTGCTGATGATGGAACTAACCCAAGTGGTAATAGCACCAATAGTAACCTAGGTACAGTCAGTGGAAATGCAACCTCAGGTACTTGGAGTAGTATTAAGATAGCTCCTACTGAAAATGGTAGTACTGCTGGTGGATCTAATGCTGTCTCAGCGAATAAGAGGCAAGGTATGATCTTGATCCAAGCATCTAACACAATGGGTCAGGAAGCTGCATCTGCTATAAGATTTAAGATACTTACATTCCGTGTTGCTAGGTACAGTGACTATCAGGATATTGCATACTTTAACCAGACTGGATCTACCAGTAACGTTGGTATGTACTTCGATGGAACTGGTAACTTAGTTACAACTGGTAGTGGAACTGCATCAGTTACATTTAACTTTGGATGGAATGATGATCCAAGCGATTACGGTACTGCACTTGGCAACTACTCTATATCTGCTCTTGGTATATCATTCGATCAGAACACTAGTACACAAACTGGTAGTGATTCAGCTACTGTAACTGTTACTGGTGGTACAACATATACTTCTGTTGTTACAGGAACTGGTGGTTGGCAAACTACCTTTGCTTCTAACTTTACAGTTAGTCCAGTTTATAAAGTGAGACTTGTTGTTGCTACTGGAGTCTATACTTTCACAGCCAATAATGTTGATGTGGGAACTAATACAACTGGAAATCCACTAGAGGTTGGTAGTGGTGTTGGTGCTAAGAGATATACTGTGGGTGATGAAGTAAATGATTTTGGTACTTCAAAGACATATAAGATACAGGTAGAGGAGTACTTTGGTACTGGTACTGGTGGATACCACGTTGAGAACTCTAGTACTGGTGGAGTCAATCAGAAGTTCTGTGTTTGGGATAGTGATGGCACTGACTGTAATGCTTGGGTAGAAGTCGCAAGCATAACACAACAGGGTGCTACATTACAGTTTGGTCCTATTAGTACCAACGAGTCTTATGTTGATGTGTCACCAGCTAGTGTACCAGCAGGTTCAACTTGGAATTGCTCAAGTATTATATGTCATATTGGTTCTTCAACAGGTGAACTATTTGGTAAGGTTACTAACGGTAAGTTTAGAGTTGAGGATATAACTGGTGCTAACAGCGACAATGATTACTATGACTTAACAGTTTCTTGTAACGTTTCTGACTTTACTGGTGCATCTACTAACGCTAACACTGCTGCTACAGGTAACTTCGCAATCGCACTACCAGCTGGAGTGTTTACAACTTCAGATATCAACACATTATGGTCTCCAGCTGACGGAAACCCATAAATGTGATATAATAAACAAGGAAAAAAACTCGGCAAATTTTTTGACCCTTTAAACTTCGTTATGGCAGAGGAAAACAATTTACCACCCATCAAGCCTCTAGAGTTGATGCTTGATGAAAATATAACAAAGGTTGATTTCTCAGACTTCATTGGAGTCTGGGATAATTTTATGCCAGAAAATGTTTGTAATAAGTTCATTGATTGGTATAAAGACCTTAAAAATACAGCAGCTATAACTCAACCTCAGGATGATGGAGGTGTAGGAGATGGTAGGTTTCAATTTAATGATGGTAACTTAGGTAGGTATGATAAACAGATCCTGATTAATCATAATAACTATGACTTGCAGAAATGTACAGTACAGTATATCAGAGCTTGTGTTGACCATTATATCTGGAAATATCGGCAACTTGCAACACAACCATTGATGAGTACTGTGATTAAGTTTCAACATACTCCTCAATCTGGTGGATACCATACGTGGCACTACGAAGCAATGGGTTTATCTTATGCTCACCGTGTATTGACTTGGATGATATATCTAAATGAGGATTTTGAGGGAGGAGAGACAGAGTTTCTTGATCAGACAAGAAGAGTTAAACCTACTACTGGTACAATGCTAATTTGGCCAGCAGGTTTCACGCACACACATAAAGGAAACCTAGTTTTATCAGGTGATAAATACATATTGACAGGATGGTATCTATTAAATGGCTCGTAATTTTGCGGAAGCTGATTTTATCCTCTGGGTTCCCAGAAAAATTATCGGTGGTAGAAATCCAGACGGTACTCAACAGGGATTTGAGATCTCTGATAGTGATTGGACTAATACTGTCCTACCTGCTATCAATGGAGCATTTCACGTAGCTGGTGTGGATGAATTAACAACCATACACTATTGGAAAGCAGATAATCCTGTTGGTGAACCCGTTTGGTACCTTGCAGAGAATCAGGATCTACGTGGTGAGACAGCACTTACTACAAATGATTCATCCAAGGTTGATGAAGCAACGGTTTTATATGAAACTTTATCACCTCTTCGTACACAATACAAAGAGACATACGATGCTGCACAACAGGCAGCGTTGGATAAAGCAAACCGTGAAAAGTATTTTGTTGACAATCAAATTCCAGAGAACTTGGGTTCATTGCGTGCGATGAGAACACAACTTCTTAAAGATACTGATTGGGTGATGTTAGAGGATGTATGGGAAACTGCTTCTGGTATGGCACTAGCTAGTGTCCCTGCTGCTGCTAAAGTGAAAGCTAACTGGAAAACCTATAGACAAAGACTTAGAGATCTAGTCGAACAACAGGCAGATCCATATGAGTATGCTAACTTTACTGGTTGGCCAGTCAACCCCGCACACCCTGATTTCGTTCCTTAACTATGTTTTTTCGTTATGAACTTCTGAATGATGTTAATCTTAAACACGTACAAGACTTCTACGACTTCTCTAATTTCAATGATGGTGCACGCACTGGATCTGATGATAAGAGAATTAAGAATAACATTGAAATGCAAGTTGAAACAGCAAATGCTGCTTGGAAGATAATTTGGGATAATTATCAAAAACACGAAATACCTATGTGGCGAATGTTCGTCTGTAACAGCACCACAGCTTTGTTTATTAGGTATACAGAAGGAATGCACTATGGATGGCACTGTGACTCACCATTTATGGCAGGAGGAGTGCGATCTGATTTTAGTACTACAGTATTTTTGAATGATCCTTCAGAATATGAAGGAGGTGAACTTGTATTACAGTATGGTACAGAGACTGTTGAAGTCAAATTACCTGCTGGATGGGCGTTTAGTTACCCTACTGGGACTAAACATATGGTGAGAGAAGTAACATCTGGAGTAAGGGATGTTGCAGTCTTTTGGAGTAAGTCAATGTTCCAATGTCAAGAAGACAGACGAATTGCGACGTATAATTATGAAATAAAACAGGAACTAACCAAACTTTACCCGAATGCAGAGGATCCTGATGATGATCATTATGGTATAACAAGAGGTCTCGACGAACAGTTAAATTCATTGATGCGTTCAAAAGCTTACTAAATAACCCTTAGGGAAAGTACCGTACCATTTTGGAATAATGCAAACAGAGGAAGGCAGAATTATTGTCCAAGTCTCGAAAGAGATAGAGGTCGCTACTGTCATTGAACGTGCAAAGCAACGTTTCACATCACTAGCTAATACACACGACCTAACAAGGTTTAAAACACTATTCCTAGATTTTCCATCAAGGGATCAAAATTTCATCACTATTTTAAAAAGTGACGAATTTCCAGAGGTTATTGGGGCACATTGGGATGCCAAATTAACTATCAAGAAACAAGATTTACAAAACGAAGTCGGAGTAAAGCACGCTGATGCTTTCGAGATGGCAGAAGAGACATATGATATATCAAATCCCCCAGCTGTTAGCCCTAACGATCCCTCACGTGAAGAAGTCGCTACATATTCCTCTACTTCTGGTGACACTGCTTCAGCATTAACTCAACAGATCAAACCATTTTCATATGGTAGTGTAAGACCTTGGAACGGTAGTACTTCTACATTAACATATACAGGTATAGTCAACGTTGGTTCATATGGTCCTAAGTTAGCACTATTATCTGGTGGTACGATATATGAGTCTATAGCATTAGATTATATGCTCCCTAACTTTACTGTTGTCTTCAGTTTAGCAGATGCCAGTAATGCAGGATATAAGTGGTGCTTCTCTACCACACCAGACGGTACAAATAATGGTGGTACAGAGTATACAACAGGTGTAACAAGAGTAGGTACTCCAGGAACTGCTGGTGCTTCTGTAAGTATTGCACTTTCAGCAACCACACCATTAGAATTGTATGTGTATGAGGATACCACACCTACTATGGGTATGTCTGGATCTTACATACCTTCAACAACATATTCATTTAAACTAACTATCTTTAACAAGTGGCATCTACAAAGGATATCACAATCTACAGATGATCTAGGTTATGGTCTCTATTCACTGACTGAAGATGGAGAAAATTCAGATATTTACATCCTTGATACTGGTGTTCGTGGTGCATCCCGTCCAGCTGATACTGCTGGTGCTAATCTACACCCAGAATTATATCACCCAGATTACGTAAGTGATTTTAACGGTGTTGATGAGCAAGCAAACTATCGTGTATATGAGGTACCAGGATATAACTCAGGTATCACATTAAATGGTGAAGCAAATAGTAATGAGGATGACGATGGCCACGGTACTCAGTGTGCTATCTGTGCTGCTGGTAGAACCTTTGGTGTATCTAAGAAGTCACGTATCTTCGCAATGAAGGTATTTAATGAGACTGGTACTGAGTATACCACGTTTGCATCAAGATACATCAATTGTATGCTATCTATTGCTAACCATAACGATTCTACTCACGCAAACTGGAAAGGTAATACCCGTCCAGCAATTGTTAATGCTTCATTAGGTGCTATTATACCTAACAGATACTGGGCATATGTTTATAAGAATGAGCCTGGATTTGATTCTGGTGCTGGTGAGAGTGATACACTCTTCGATGATTATGAGAACTATCTTGTAGAATCTGGTGTTATCTTTGTAAGATCTGCTGGTAATGGATTTACTGATGGCACTTGGGCTGGTACTTATGGTGGATACCAAGGTAAGTACTTAGTAGGTGTTAGGACTGCTGGTCCTAAGGACAACCTATACAATATGGAAATACCTGATGCTAGTGACAAAGGTAAGATTACTGTAGGTGCTACTGCACATAATAATGCTTTCTCTGCATTCTCTAACTACGGTACGATTACTACTAGTGCTCCTGGTGAATCAATTTATTGCCCTAGATGGTATTGGAACAGTGCTACACCATATAACCAGATAAGTTCTTCTTACTATACAAACATTGATGGTACTTCATTCTCTGGTCCTATAACTGCTGGTGTACTAGCACAGTGGGCTACAAAGATGACATACCAACAGGGTGCTACCTATGAAGGTAAACCTCTGCCACAGTTAGCAAAAGAATGGTTACGTAGACCATTAGACTGGGATTATAGTCGTACATATAATGGTGCGTCTGCTTCACCTGTTAGTTATGAGTTTGGTGGTGGTAGCGTACAGACATATCCACACAATACTATTGATGAAGTTGTATTCGATGGATTGAATACCACAGTTTCAACTGGTTCAGCTAGTAACGTTATTACATTCAATCTAGGATCAGAGTTTGGTAGATTTAACCCTGTTCTTGGTAATCAAATACAGTTACGTACACCTATTGGTATTATAGCACAAGATATAATCAGTGATGTATGGGTAACATCTGTAGCGTCACCTACTGCTGCATATCACAAAGAAGGTGGACTATTTAACGTTGTTAGTGACAATCATCCAGCTCCAGGTCTTTACGGTGTATTCCCTAAATCTGGAACATCTGGATATGTTTCTAACCTTACATTAAGTCAGCAAGGTTCTGGATACACTATAGCACCTGTTGTTTCATTCTCAGGTGGTGGTGGAGTGGACGCTACTGCGACAGCTCAGATCACACTAACTGGTGGTGGTGTTACAGGTATTAACGTAGATCAGGCTGGTAGTGGATACACAGTGGCACCAACAGTCGAAATTACTGGTGATGGTAATGGTGCAACTGCAACTGCAAACATCTCACTTACTGGTGGTGGAATACAAACTGTTACCGTAACTAACGGTGGTAATGGTTACAACCCATTAAACGTACCAGCCGTTGCCTTCTCAGGCGGTGGTGGAGGTGGTGCTGCTGCAACCGCAGTTGTTACTGACGGTATTGTTACTAGTGTTACTATTACTAATCCAGGTTCAGGATATACACAGGCACCTTCTGTAACTATTGCATCTGCAAGTCCTCCAGTTCAAGGAACGACATTTGATATTGCTAATATGTTTATATCAGGTGGTGGATCTGTTACAACTGGATCTCTAAACATTGTTAATAATGCATTGACAACTGTTGCAGATAACTTACCACAACCTGCATTGTTTGGTACTTTCCCTAATTCCAACAACCCTTGGTCAATCCTACCTAAGTCTTATAACCACACATTAACATATCGTGGTGGTAGAAACATTTCTAAAACTGGAGATCCAGACTCTGCTCTGGGTGCTGCTGGTGGATTTGTAGGTCTTTCACTTAATGGTGTTACATTACAAACCTATAACTGGGGTGTTAATACTAATCTTCCTGATGGTACTAACTGCCCAACAGGATATAGTTTCGATCAAGTATACAACATCAATGCATTTGGTGGTGATAGTGGCCACGGTACTGTATCCAGTTCTGGTGCATACTACTATACTAGTGGTAAGTTCTTCACTGAACTATGGAAAGGTTCTACAACAACTATGGTAATTACTGTAGTTTCCGTTGCTGGTCAAAACAAATACTTTATTGATGGTACACAGACACCTAACTTACAGTTAACTGAAGGTAATACATATTACTTCGATCAGTCTGATTCTAGTAATGTAGGATACCCATTTAAAATATCCGAATCGCAAGATGGTATTCATATTCAAGGTGGTACTGAGTATGTAACTGGTGTTAGATACCAAGGTACTCCTGGTGATAGTCAGGCTGGTACTGGTACTTACTTACAGGTACAACCTGTTTCACCAAACTTATTCTACTATTGCTCATTATACTCTGGATACGGTGCTGCTGCTTCTGTAACTACATTAACAAATACTTCCGCACTTCCATCCAATACAACTACTGATATTATAAGTGCGACTCATCACTCACCTATCGTAGGTATTGCTAAGGATGGTTATCCTATTTACGGTCCTGTAGGTTATGATAGTCCTGGATCTACATCAGTTCTAGCTAGAATGCAATCTGGTTGGACATTAAGATCAACACGTACTGGTACACCTTATACTCCTCAAACATATACTTGGGGTGTTACTGCTGACGATAATTTAGATTTCGATTTTACAGGAGAAAGCACTGGATCTGATGTTGTTATCAATGCCAATGTTGGTGACAACCTAGTATTCAATGTTAATGCATCTTATAACACAGGTGGAGGTGGTGGATCCACTCCACAGACATATAACTTAGTTGTAACTGCTTCAGGTATGAGTGATTACACCATATCTGGTTCAGACAGGAATGGTAACATCAATGGTGCAGACCCTGCACTAACTTTCTACGAAGGAGATACAGTTAACTTTACAGTTTCTGCTTCTGGACATCCATTCCACTTAAAGACTCAAGCTGGTACTGGTACTGCTAATCAAATACCTGGCGTAAGTAATAATGGTACACAATCTGGTACTGTTACTTGGGTTATTGGTAGTAGTGCTGCTGGTACATATTACTACCAGTGCGAATACCACTCTGGTATGGTTGGAACTATTACTGTTTCAGCTGCTGGTGGTGGCGGTGGATCAACAATCACTCATCCTTTCTGGATTCAGACAGTCCCAGCTCCTTACAACCCTGCACAGGTAGTAGCTACTGTTGTTAACAATGGTAGTTACAACGCTACTGTATTGTGGAACACAGCAACTGCTGCTGCTGGTACTTACTACTATGTTTGTGAGATGCATCAAGCAATGACAGGTACTATCACCTTGACAGAACCTGTTGGTTTCTCACCAAACGTCAACACATATCCTATGGGATCATTCCTAGAAGACTATGAGTTTACAGATGCAGGTCATTTAGATAATCGTAACGGTAGATTCTGTATCACTCCTGATTATCCAGGTGGTACCTATGCATACTTCTTGACATTTGATAACCAAGCTAATCCTCAATTCCCTTATATTATTGGAAATAGATTCTATGGTGACGCAGTAGAGTACGGTGAAACTGCATCATCAAACCCAGTGTTTGAAGAACCAGCAGCTGCTGGATCATCTATTGGTACACAAACTGGTGTTGTTGATAGTATAACAGTTGACACTCAGGGTATTGGATATACAACTGCAACCGTTAGCTTTACTGGAGGTGGTGGAGCTGGTGCTGAGGCATCTGCAAGTCTATCAGTTCTTGATGGTTATGTTTCTGGACTAAATGTGACTGACGGTGGTAGTGGATATTCAACTGCTCCTACTGTTAACATTGCTGCACCAAACGTAGCTGGTGGTGTACAAGCAACTGCTGTTTCATCTATTGCAATTACTGCTGGTAACCCAAATAGTATTGTTGATCAATCATTCGATCAAGACTTTAACTGGAGAGGTGGTACCAATTATGGTGCTACAACCAATCCTCCTACACAGACACCATTACGTAGCGTTAAACCATATGCTATAACAACAACTGGTGTGTACATATATCACTATAGTAACGAGGCAGGACCAACACCTGGTTGGACATTCAATGATGTTATTAACGAGAACTTAACTGGTGCTGACACATACGGTGGTTATCCTAACAGTCAGAATGTATATGGATACAACTCTAGTAAGTTACTAGAAGCATATCAAACTACTGACGTACGAACTGGTTCAAATTACATTGGTCTAACATATTTTGACTTAGGATATCAGACTATTACTTATGCAACAACTGTTGCTGCTAAGACAGCAGGTAATAGCTACTATAACCAAGGTAGTACTGATTGTTTCTACCTCCAAGAGGCTGGTGGAACTCCACAAGAAGCACCTGCATTAGCATTCACTAGAGGTAACACATATATCTTTAATCAAGATAACTCTTCAAACGATGGACATCCATTGTATATTTCTACCACTGAGGATGGTATACACAATGGTGGTGTTAGATACACTGCTGGTATAACATACAGACTTAATGGTGTTGCAGTTGATGCTGTTTCATACCTTGCATCATTTGATGCTTCGGTATTAAGATCAATTACTATCGTAGTTCCTCTTGATGCACCTGCTACATTATACTATGTTTCTAACGTAGGTATCAAAGAAGGTAAGAGTATAACCACTAACGATAATATTCAAGGTGATTACAGACGACACGCTGATGGACACTCTAAGATTCTAGGTATAGCATTTGATGGTTATCCTATCTACGGACCTTATGGTTATTCTGGTGATATGAATGATATGAGCACTGTTATTCGTCTTAAGCCTGGATATATGTTGAAACTAACAGGTAGAACACCTGATGGATATCTCAACCGTCCTTCTACTATTTCTTATCCATATAAGTCATTCGTTGAAGACTTTGAGTATGCTGGTAACGAGACAGATGATTTGACTACAACATTATCAGTCTCTGTATCTACTGCTGTTAATACTGGTACTGGTGGCCGTTACTTTATTAGTGGTGGTGGACTAGATGGTACTCAAGAGAAACCATCATTCAACTTTAGAAAGGGTAGAAAATATATCTTTAATCTATCTGATGCATCTCTAACTACTCACGCTATGCTCTTCTCCGTTTATGGTGACGGTACATCACAGGGTTGGCACGTTAGTGGACAGAATGCACAGGATGTAAACGCAGTATATACTTCTAATATTGTTTATAAGTTAGAAGATGCGGTAGTAGATTATGCTGCATACGTTGCTGGCTTTGATACTGCAACTTTAAGATCAGTAGAGATTACTCCAGCGAGTGATGCTCCACAATCAATATTCTATTTCTGCTATAACCATAGTAATATGGGTGAGAGGATTATTATTGGTGACCTAGACAAGAGAAATGGTCGCTACTGTAAGACTCCTGACTATCCAAATGGTACCTATGCTTACTTCATCACTGAAGATGAGAATGGAGAACCTGCATTCCCATATGTTATGGGTAGTGAGTACAAGTCAGATCCTGTATTCCCTGGTGATACAGCATATGATAGTGATTCATTTGTATATGATGTTGGTGGTATAGAACTAAATGTTCTACAAAATTCTTGGCATCAAATTACTGATGTAGACACTGCTAACACTAGCTTCCAGATCACAGCAAATGCTGCATCATTTACAGCAATATCATCTGAAACTGGTGGTAATCTATTGAAGGTTGCTAACATTACTGGCACACACCAAGAGGGTGATGGTATCGCTAAATGGCAAGCAATTAATCCTACAACTAACAAGTTATGGTTCCAAACTGAACAGCAAGAAGATGCTGGTGCTGGTGAAGGATCACAGATAATGATCATTCCAGTAGATACAAGTACAGATCATAATGCACCTGATCAACCTACATCAACAACTAGAGGTGTAGTTACACCATACATTGATCTATTAACCACGTGGTACACTCCAGCTGGTTCTCTAGGCACATTTAATATTGGTGAGACAGTTAACGTACAGTTAGGTGTATCATTCCTAAGAACCTATGCTAATGAAACTATAGTTGACAGAGATTATAGTATTAGTTCTTCAGGACCATTTACTACTAGTGGATTGTCATTTGATACAAGCACTGGTGTATTCAGTGGTACCTTAACCAATACAGAAACGCTTGACCTAACACTGATAGTTGAAGAAAATATTTCTGGCCAAACTCAGGAGTATACGATTCAATTAACCAACGTCACAACAACTACTGCTGACCTTGAATTAATTTATGATGTATTATCAAGAAACGTTGATTACAACTCAGTTAACAAGACTCACGGTCAACCAGATGATGACGTAGCTTGGACTACTGGTAACTGGTACTCACGTCCTATGTTCTATAAGTCATTGTCTATGATGTTGACTCAGAGTGCATATGACAACGATAGATTTGAGTATGTACCATTCTGGCAGATCTATGCTGACAAGGGTAGTGGTAGTACTTGGTATAACCTTAACGAGTATGCTAATGCTTCTACTTGTGCATATGAAGATGATGATTTCTTCGATGATAACGTATCCAACAGAAATACACATTACTCATACGTTGAGAGATATGAGGATGTAACAGGACGTGAGATGGGATTTGCTCATCTAGTTCTTAACAAGTGGTGGAAGTATGCTGCTGGCTACTTCCGTTGCAAGATGCGTTTCAGACTTAACTTTGATCTTGTAGCAGTTGGTGCTGACTATCAGGTACAAATTAATGCTGGTGGTTCTACAGTATATGAAGTACCTAAAGGAGCATTCTATCGCTTTGATGTTAGTGATGCATCTTGGGCTGGTAAAACATTAGAGTACAGAATAACAGCAACAGGAGCATCATCTACTACTAACGTACGTACTTATGGTACTCCAGGTCAAGCAGGTGCTTGGTCTGAGGTTTATATACCTGAGTCATATAGTGCACCAAGTATCTTCTTTGGACAGTCTGGTGGTACTACATTTGCATCACAGCATTTAGACTTTACTACTACTTACAATGTAATAACAAGTTCTACTGCACAGTTAACAGTTACTAACCTACCAGCATTACCTGCACAGCCAGCATTGACTCTGTATAGTGGTGCTAATTCAATTACTGCTAACTTATTCTCTGCAAATACTGAGTACGGTGGAGAGACACATTATCCAAACACCACTCCTTATCTAACTTCTGGTAAGTCACCTAAGGAAGGTCGTTTCCCTGTTGTCTTGACCTGTACTGACCAGAACATCGAGTACATTTGGTTTAGTAAGTCATTCTCTTATAACACTGCTGCTGGCACCAAGTCATTCGCTTGGAAGTCGCAGTACGAGACATATCCTGACTACATTCCTCTAAGTTCTCCACTGTTTAAGTCTAGACAGGATGCAGGTAATAATACTTCTACAGTATATGATTGTAATTTAGAAGGTAATGGAATCTATGTTGGTAACTATGTCAGTACTACTGAAGAGTTCCCACTACGCACAGAGTATGGTGGATATAATATTGAGATACCTATTCAAAACCCATCAGCTTTAGTACCACCTAAGGATGCTTCTGGTAACGTTATGCGTGCTACTGACATCCCTTGTAATGGTATACCAGCTGGTGTAAACGAACCATATTCATTCCAGTTGTATGTTTACAACGGATCATACTCATCACTATCTAATGAGATTAGTGTTATCTCCAACCCTCCTGAACTAGGTATGTGGTGGTACGAGTATTCTAATGGATGGACTGGTACTCTATCTAATGGATACCTACGTCACGATCAGGGATTTGTAGATACTACATTAACCTGTGGTGATTACTTCGGTAATATCTTAGTAAGATCATTTGTTATCGACGTTGCTGGTGCACCATTGAATGCACTACCATACATTGATATTAATACCTTACAGATACAAGACTACTATAAGGGTGCACAGAACTTCACTGTTACTGACAACCAGACACAGGATGTACAGGTATCATACACAATTGATGCTGGTACATTTACTTGGAGGTTACGTATCATTAATGAGTTCCCATATATGGAAACTACTGACAGTGGTACAAGAACTATCTTCACTCTTAATAATGCTACTCACGCTAATGGTCCTACAGTGGTTAACACTGGTGACTTTAGCACATATACTGGTCAGTTAGCAGCAGCTACTGGACTCTTACGTGAGTGTCCCTTCCGTGGCGACACCAATATCAATATGCCAGTTGACTTCTCAATCAAGAATGATATTCAACCTGCTATCTTCCCTGCACGTGGTACACAGAAGATGTATTCACTATGGGTAGAGTTAGTTGAGTCACCATTCACATTGACTGACTTGATTAACCTTACAGCAGTTGCTGATCCTTGTCAGGATCATACATATGATTTCGCATACACTCAGAACGGTGCTTGCGTCACACCATCTAATGATTACTTCTGTAACTTCATCAAACCATTGAGAGATCGTAATCATCCTGAACAACCTATTGTAGGTATGGACGGTATAGCACAGATCAAGGTAACTGATGGTATCACACCAAGAACACTGGACTTCCAAGTTCCAGCACCTTGGCCAATTCTTTATTCATACTTAGGTGATTGTAACCCTACTTGCTCATAAAATAGACTAAACTAATGGCACTAGTATTCCCACCAGCCTTGGGTAATATCCCTTCACCTAGCTCGTTAACACCTACGATTTTAGGTACTGCATTTTATGCAGTAACGACTGGTGGGGTTGCTCCTGGCACACATCAATCAACTGATTGGCAGATCAATACCTCTAGTGGTTTTGAGTCTGCTACTTTTGTATACAACCAAAATGATACAGTTAATCTAACTAATATAACTGTACCAGCATCAACACTGGCATTGAAGACCACATATTATATGCGTTTCCGTTTCCGTGATACGCTTGGTAATATATCTAACTGGTCTCAGACTGGTGAATTTAATACAGGATTGCAGATTGATAAACCTTCAATCACTATAACTTCTCCAACACAACTACAACCTATCATTTCATCATCTGCATATAGTGGTGTTAATACACACAGCAGAACTGATTGGCAAGTGTCTACGGATTATTATTTCAATACAATAAATCAACAACTGTTAGATTCACCAACATCACTGACTCAGTATTCTGAAGCTAGTGGGTTGTCATACAGTACATTATATTATGTACGTGTAAGATATAAAGATAATCTAGGTCAGTATTCTGAGTGGTCTACACCAGCATCATTCTATACTGATACATCAACCAATGTTAATCCACAGATTGATAGACCATCTATCATCAATCCAGTTGATGCATCAAGTAACTCATCACTAACTCCTACACTGACTGGTGGAGCATTTAGTGGTAGTAATAATGCTACTCACGTGTCATCTACGTGGCAGATAGCACTAGCACCCACATTTGGTAGTAGTTCAACTACTGCACCAGGTGCCACAGGTACTACATCATCACAGATAAGTAATACTAGTGGTTTAGTGTATGAAGCATTAAATGACATTAACAATAAGATATCTCTTACAATTAATCCTGGTATTCTAGAGGAAGGTAAAACGTATTATGTACGTGTGAGATACCAGTACGTTGATCTACAGAGTGTACAGTGGAATTCAGAATGGTCTGAACCTATCTACTTCACAACTATTGCAGTTCCTGGAGAGATACAGTGTCCATATATCAGTAGTATTACAGAATCTACGATCTATGATAGAATGGACGTAGTGTCCTCATCATATGTGGCCACACAATCTACTGGACAGTCGCATACTTATAGTGATTGGGAAGTAGCAACTGATGCTGGATTTACTAACGTGATCATTGTTGCTACAAATGACAGTGTAAACAAAACTACATTCCCAATTCCAACTGATTCTATCCGTCCATCAACTAACTACTACGTTAGAACAAGATATTATAATGGAAGTATCTGGTCTGTATACTCAGCAGGTTACTTATTCCAGTCTCCTGCAACTTCAACTGGTACTCTACAGGACTTCACAAGAGTCCAGACGGATACGCTTGATGACTTGTCAGTCTCAACTAATAAAATTATTAATTTATCAGTCACAAATGAGAAGTTAGCAGACAATACATTAACATCACAGAAAATATCTATAGGTGGTATAGATGCGTCTGCATCACTAACTGATGACTCTGTGACGGATGCTAAGTTAAATAGTGGTACAGGTGCCGAGGCAGTTGTAACTAATACTATTCGTAACTTAAACGTTACAACTCAAAAGTTAGCTGATAATGCAGTAACTTCAGATAAGATAGACATATCTGGTGCTGTGGATCCTGTTGGTCCTATTAATGGACAGATCTTCTACAACACAGCTGAAGATACATTCAAAACATATAATGGTAGTAACTGGAAAGAGTCAGGTGATGCTGGTGATTACTATATCATTCAGAAACCAACTGCATCTCAAACTAACCTAACTGTACTTAAAGCAGGAAGGTCTACCAATGTATCATATTCTGAGTATTCAAACCCACTCAATACTCACCAATTTTTCGCACCAGCTGGTCTGGGATTCGATATAGATAGTAGTGGGCATCTCATCGTCACTGTAAGGTAATGGCAGAATTTTTTATCGACGTAGGTAAGATTAAACTTACTTGGAAAGACCAATGGTCTAGTAGCGTTGACTACGTAGCGGATGATCTTGTTCGACACGACGATGGATCCACCATCAGTACATATATTGCTGTAGCTACCAGTACAAACCAAGCACCAGCAACAACAGGTACAGTCAATTCATCTTATTGGCAACTGTTTGCATCTGGTGGTCTTGCTGGTGGACTACAACCAGGTGGTAATGCTAGTAATCAAATACAGTGGAAGGATGGATTAGCACTAGGTGGTGATTCAACATTTACCTATGATGACACAGCAGATTTACTTACAGTTCCTTCAATTTCTGTATCAGGTACAAGTACAACGTATGACGTTGATGTAACTGGTACTATACGTGCCACCCAATACTTTGAGGGTGCTAATCAATTAACATATAATATAGCAGCGACACAGGTAACATCATCTCAATTTGATAATGCTAGATTACCTAATGATATATCAGTTACTAACCTTATAGCATCCACTGGTCTTAATATTAAGACAGGTGGATTGTTATTTGATGACACTACAAACCGTGTTGGTATTAATACAGCAGTACCTGGTACTTCTCTTGATGTCAAGGCAACATCAAGTGATGCTGATATAGTAGTTGGTAGGTTTAGAGGAGACCATACTACTGCCAAAGGTACGTACATAGAGGTACAACCCAACAGTGCACAAGCACAGAAGTCTGGTGTACATCTACATAAGAATTCATTACGTACAGAACCATTTACCATTGAGAATGATGGTGGTGCTGTAAGTATACACAATGCTTCTACAACTGCACCTACTATAGATTTAAAATTAAATGGTACTAGTGCATTTAACTTAACACCAACTATATCACATCTTACTGGTGCATTGAGAATTGATGGATGCTTTGATGAAGCAGTTACTGCTGTGACTATTAGTGGTACTAACGTATTAAACATAGATGCAACTGTTGCTTCAGTATTTACTGTAACATTAGATAAGGCTATAACCACATATAATGTCACACTTCCTACATCGTCACGTTCAATCACGTTGACGTTCTTGTTTACTAATACAACAGGTTCTTCTCATACTATTAACTGGCCATCTAATACCAAGTGGCCAGGTGGTTCATCACCTACAATGACAACTATACAAAATGCTACTGATATTATATCACTATCTACTGTTGATGGTGGTACTTCGTGGTATGGATTCTTAGGTGGTGCGGAGTTCTCATAATGCCAATAGGATTCGCTAAAGCAATAGTAACTTCAGGTGCTGGTGGAGCAATGCCAATAGGTCAGCAGGAGTATACTAACCCAGGTGGTTATTATTGGACTGCTCCTCCTGGAGTAACTGCGGTTTCTGTAGTTGCTGTTGGAGGGGGAGGAGGATCTACTAGAGATGAACAAGGTGCTGGAGCTGGTGGGGGCCTAGGATGGAAGAACTCAATTTCTGTGGTACCAGGTCAGTCATATTATGTGTACGTTGGTGGTGGTGGAACAGGACGAGGTAGCGGAAATTATTCTGATAATGGTGGAGAGTCATATTTTATAAACACTAATACTTGTTGGGGTCAAGGAGGCGGTGGAACAGGACGTAATAGATGGGGTTCTGCCAACAGACCTGGCTACGGTGGAGAAGGTGGTGGATATGGTGGCGATGGAGGTGGATATGGTGGTAATGGAGGAGATGGTAATAGAAGCGGTCTAAATGATACTGGATCATCTTGTGGTGGCGGTGGAGCTGGTGGATACTCAGGAAATGGTGGTTATGGTGGACACCATAATGGTTATAGTTGGGGTGCAGGTGGATCTGGATCTGGTGGTGCAGGTGGTGGTGGATTTACTCCTGGAAGTGAAATTTATGGTGGAGGTGGAGGTGGTGTAGGCATCTACGGTCAAGGTAGTAGTGGTAGTGTAGGTAATACAGGTAATGGTGGTGCTGGATACGGTGGTTCTGGCGGTGGAAATGGAACAGGAAATTATAGTGGTGACCCTGATGTTCCTGGTGGAGTATTTGGTGGTGGTGCTGGATCTAATGATTCATATCAATCAAATGGTGGTAAAGGAGCAGTTAGAATTATTTGGGGTGATGGTAGATATTTCCCCGACACAAACACGCAGGATATGTCTGGCTAAATAGGTAAAGAGAACAAGTATCTTCTGAGTTAAATGGCACTCACAATTGATGTTGGTAAGATAAAAATCAAGTGGCAAGGCACGTACGCATCTGGTACTGCCTACGAACCTGATGATGCAGTTAGTTTCTATGATGGAGCAACTACGTCAGCATATATCTGTATAGCTAACACTACAGGGAACGATCCCTCAAATAACAACACACCACACGCAAGTTGGAATTACTTGGCACGTGGTACAGAGTCAGCCTCAGGTGGTAGTGCTGACGGACAAGTCCAGTATAAAACTGGCACAGGTTTTGGTGGAGAGACAGGGTTCTCATATGATGCTGCAACAGACACACTGACAGCACCTAACGCCACGATAACGGGAAATTTAACGGTACAAGGTACTCAGACTACAGTAGATACAACGAATACTACCATTTCAGATAATACTATTGTTCTCAACTCTGGTGAAACAGGTGCTGGTATTCAACACGCAGATCAAGAGTCTGGTATTGAAATAGAAAGAGGTACTGAACTAAATGCTAAACTAGCATTTAAGGAAGCAAGTGATTACTTCACATTTGAACTTGGTAGTAACCCTGCTAGGTTACACGTACCATCATACTCAGAGAAGGTGCAGAGTGAAAGTATATCATCTGGTAGTGTTCCAATCGACCTTACACAGGCCGCTATTTTTATGGTCACACTCAGTGAGAACATTACTGGTTTCTCTGTAACAGGTGAGCAAGCAGGAGCATCAACAAGTTTTGTACTTGTATTAACACAGGATGGTGTAGGTGGTAGAACAGTTGATCTAACTAATTTTGTAGGTCGTACAGTTAAATGGGCTGGTGGTGTTGTACCAACAGTATCTACTAACCCTAACGCTATTGATATCTTCCTATTCACTACCTTTACAGGTGGTACAATTTACCACGGATTTACATCTGGTCAAGAGTTCTAAACAATGGCATTATTCTCTGGAAAGATGATGGCCTCTGGTGCAGGAGGCAATTTCTACACATTACTAGAAGCTAAGCGTGCTACCTTAAATGACGCTAGTTACCGTAAACCTACTGGAATGTTTGATGTAGCTACATCAAGTTCTGGTGAGGTTTATACTCTTAATGGAGAGAGAAACCCTCTAACTGGTTTATATAACTCAGTTATTGCTAAGATAGGATCCATTGGTGGTGTGTCGTGGCAATATACTATATCATCAGCAAAGAACTGCTACCCTTGTGCACTCGGATGTAATACAGCAGATAATAGTGTATACATTGTAGTAATGGAGACCACTGATCTTAGTGGTGCAAACAATTATAACGGTAAGAGATCAGACGATACAACTGCTGCTTGGCAAGATGGTACTAACGATGCATCATACCATTTCATTAAGTTCAGTGCATCAGGTACTAGAGTATGGGAGAATGAATATGTTAGTTCAAATGCTACCAACTATCCAGCTGCAATAAGCAAAGTAGAAGGAGGAAATAGTGCACACACATATAGTAACGTATTCTTTAATAGAAGTGTATCCCAAGCAGATGCAGCATTAACAGGTGCACCAGACCTTCAGTTGTTTAGAAATGTAGGCCATCCAGGTAGAAACCCAACAGATAATACTCCTTGGAATCACGTAATTTCTACAAGAGCTAACAATGAAACATATGCTACTCTTGGTGTAGATTGTCAAGATATAAGATCACACGACGTATATTCATTAGATGGTCCTCACTTTGGTGGTAGACCACAGTCAACATCCAACATTGTGATGGATGTACCTAACTTATGCTTCTACGTACTGGTTGCTGGTAATGCTACTGGTACTGACTTATCATTGTCTAGAAGCACAATGCACATCCTTAAGGTACCTTTCACTGGTGTTTCTATCAATGCTAGAGAGATAGTATATCCTGGTAGTTGGGATCAGAATGCTAAGATCACACTGGATAGTGATGGATACCTATGCATACCTTGGACTAGTACAACTAAAGAACGTAGATATTATAATTCAGCTGGTAGTGTAGGTAGTGCTGCTGGTAACCAGTGGTATTATATGTTCTGTGATACAGGAGAAACTAATAACCGTGACACTGAAAACTTAGGTGCTTATTTAAGGTACGATTTCAGTCAGTCAAGTGACTTTGAACTAGTACGTTATGGTCAGTCAACTGAAGTTGTGGTACCAAAAGTATGTAAGGTAGAGAAAGAATGGGGTGCTGGTACAACTTATGAGTATGTTACCACTGCTGGACTAGCACCTGCATCGTCATCCCAAATGGGTGGCACAGGTATGGGTAGAAGTAATAACTCAGAGTATGGAAAGTTTGGTAGATACCATAACTTTGTAGGACTCCAGAAAGTAACCAAGGCAACAGGTGCATTTGAATGGGTTCGTAACTTCTTTGCTATCCCTAATGATCTTGTTAAGATGGGAGGTGGAGAGGGTTCAGACACTTCTAGTCATAGAAGGAGTGTAGGACTACCACAGATAACAGTTTCTGATAGTAGGGTATTTGCCAATGGAATATATTATGTTGGTAATGTAGTGTATCAAACTCAAAAAATACCAACGAGTGCACCATACAGAAATCAGAATAGTTATATTGGATGGGTAGCTAAGGTTAATTTTGATGGATCCATAGACTATATCAGAGAAATTAGAAGTTTAGTAGATAATATTCTAGAGTATACTAATAATAATACAGGAGAGTTCCCTCCATATTATTATAATTCAGAGCAGAACGGTGGTTTACTGTTAGATAGCATCAACTTCGATGCATTCAACAATATGATACTGACTGCACGTCACGTTAGTGATAGTAATGTTGGATCATCTGGTCACTTCGTTGACAATATGGTATTGAAACTACCTCATAATGGTGACTTGATTGGAGCAATTGAAGTTAGAGACTTACAACCACCAGTAGGAACTACTGATCTTAGACTCAGGAGATTTACATACACTCCATCATCATTGATTAGATGTTGGGAAGAAACATTGTATGATAGTAATGTAACTGCTAGTCAAACAACTGAACCATATGGACTATTGAGACTATGTACTGGTTGGAACAACTATACAGGTCAGGAAGTAAATCCATCACAAATAGGTCCACAACAAAAGGATGCAACATATCAAGCAACAACTGGTATTAGTCCTCTTAGACTAGCCACGTTAGATAATGGTACATATACTGGTAGATTCTTATGGCAGACACCAACACAGAATCTACAGTTAGATACTACTAGCACTAGAGCGTGGGATAGAGCAGAGCGTCGTAGTTCTCAGAATATCTTTATACAGACACTAGAAGAAACAACTGGTACCAATAAAGTAGTTGAACCTAAGGCATCTTGTCCTGCATATTTGTATGTTGATCAAACAGTTAATACTGACAACGCACAAACAGACTTTGATGCTGCTACCTACACTAAACTGTTAGGTACTGGAGACCTAGAAGACTCAAGGATTAAGAAACAAGAGCATCCTAATGGTATTATTACTATATCACAGTATTGGGATGGAACAGGATTACGCAAACAGATTATCAGCCGTCACGGTCCAACTGGTGGTGTTGAGACTAGAATATATGATACTGGGTACAATACATATCCTAAAGATGTGGTATCAGACGAGGTAGGTAACATATACACAGTTGGTTGGACTGCTGATACAACTGGTAGTAACAACTATGGTGTAGGTTATGTCGTTTGTTATGATAAGAACCTATCATTCCAGTGGGATTATAGATTTACTATTGATGATGCAACATCACTAGGTGATGCAGTTGCTAACTCTCAGTTACATTCTGTAGCAGTGACAATGACCAGTGCTAATACTGCCAAACTATATGTTGGTGGACATTATACATCAATAACATCCACAGTGCCAACACAACACGCAATAGTAACTGCTATTGCTTTAGACATAGCTGGTAGTGGTGCACCTACATTAACCAACACATCGTATACTGGTGCTACTGTCGAAGTTGGTGGAGGTACATCAAACAACGCAGTTGATGGTGTATTTGGTTTAGATGTTAAGCAAACAGACTCAGATGATGGAAATAAATGTTACGTAGGATATGCAGGAGCACTCTATGACACGACAGGATCTACTACTCGTGGAATGTATGGCATTATTGAATATAATGGTACTACACCTAATGTTACATACCAAGGATCTAACTCTTCAGGATATATTATCGGTGATGATCTTAAACTGAATACATTTAGATTTAGAAAGGGAGTTGATGCATACCAAGACACAAATAACTATTCTAGTCAATGGGGTCATACATTCGCAGTTGGTGGAGAAGAAACACAGTCAAGTAAAACTAATGCTGTAGTTGTTATTGCTAATCAGGAACAGAATAGAGGTTCATACCCAGTAATACCATACAATAGTTCTAACTATTGGAATCATCCATTCTCACAGACATCATTTGTTATCAACAACTCTCAAGGTGCTGACATAGTTAAAGATATGCGATGGGGATTCATTGAAGTTCCTGGTGTAGATGCTGCATACTCTGATCTTGGTGGTAGTGTATACAACTATGGTGAACAGAGATTCCATCAAGCAAGATGTTGGGAGGACAGACTATATGTTCTCACATCTATAACTAATCAGTTCTCACAACTTGATAGTTATATTATGGAGATTACATCAGGTCTGTTGGGACACGACATTAGTGGTGGTAATGCACCATACAATAAGACACCTGACAAAGCTAACATTACACGTATTGGTAAGATAAGCACATCAGGTATTACTGAACCTGCTGGTATCGTTGTTAATGGTCCTGAGCACAGTACCATAATGACATCATCTACTGCTGCTAACAGTGGTACTCCTAATGATCGTCAGTGTTTGACAATGAAGGTACCAATTGATATGAGTAAGCAAGATGCTAGCTACAGAGAAGTAGGATCGCAGTATGTTTACTGGTCTAAACCAGATACATCGATGGCAATCGTATCTCGTGGCACATTTAACGTGGAGTTTACTACCATTGATCCTAGTACATCATCATACCGTGATGGTACAAGATTCTGGTTTGCAATAGACAGTGCTGTAACTGATCTAGGTGCTTGGAGTGGATCTACTAATATGAGTGACATTAGTGTTGCTGGTACATTCTCTATCGTAACTAAAGATCTACAACAGTTCAAACAGTCTTAAGATAATATAAAATTGAGGTTAGACCTCATAAATATGTGTTAGGATCAACACAACTACGCAGAAACCAATGGGAGCACACTCATCACCAACTTTACACGAAACTACTAAGGATGGTATAGACCTCACTGATTACCGTGATCTGGTGTTGAATCGTGACGAGAGAGGATACCTTAAAGAAATGTTACACACCTACAGACATATGTTTGCAGAGGTGATGACAGCACAGAAATTCAATAGCTGTACTGATACAACAAAGAGACAGCAGTTTCACGAGTTGCAAAAGAATCTAGGAAGTGGTATACTTGAAAAGATCCGTAATGTTGAACGTTGAGAGATACAGTATTATTTGGTGACTGTCGTAGGACACTCAGCACACTCAAAGCACAAATTACAACTGGGATTGCTGAGAAACCACGTATGTGTGTCACCTCACCACCTTACTATGGTCTGAGAGACTATGGTGGTGAAGAGGATCAGATAGGACAAGAGCAATCACCTGAAGAATTTGTACAACAATTAGTAGAAGTATTCAGTAAGGTACGTGATGTACTGACTGATGATGGTACACTATGGTTAAACATAGGTGATAGCTACTATAACTATAGGAAGGATGGTGAGATACCTAAGCAGACATTCTCTCAAAACAGACAAGACTTACCTATAACAACACCACGTAGATCTAATAAACTTGTAGGATATAAGGATAAGGATCTCATTGGTATACCTTGGATGCTTGCATTTGCACTACGTGCTGATGGATGGTATCTAAGACAAGATATAATATGGCACAAACCTAATCCAATGCCTGAGTCAGTCAAGGATAGGTGTACCAAGTCACACGAGTACATATTCCTATTAAGTAAGAGTAAATACTATCATTATGACAATGAAGCAATTAAAGAACCAGTTAAGCAAGATTGGGGTACTAGAGATCGTACTAAAGGGAAGTATCATAATCCTGGCACTGGCCTATCCCCTCACACTGGTTTAACTAAATCATATACAAAACGCAATAAACGCTCTGTCTGGTCAGTAAATAAGAAACCATACAAGGGTGCTCACTTCGCTACGTATCCACCTGAGTTGATCCGTCCTTGTATTCTAGCAGGTTCAGAGCGTGGTGACATCATACTTGATCCATTTCTAGGAAGTGGCACAACAGCGATGGTAGCCAAGGATCTAGGTCGTTCGTACATAGGGTGTGAGTTGAACGAGGACTATGCCAGTTTACAAAGTGCACGTATTTCCACCATTCCCAACAAACTACCCTTACAATAGTATCACGTTCGCAAGTTTCGCACTTGACCACATCCTCAACTCGTCGTACACGCAAGGCACCTGCTAAGAAGGCAGCATCAGCAGCATCTAAAGTAGAGGCACCTAAAGTGACCGAGACACTTAAAGTAGAGGCACCAGTTAAACCACCAGCAGACATCACGAAATTACGTGGTTTTGACTTCGTGGTACTCCCTCTCA